ATTTCTGGAGATCTAGACATAAACTCAGAAACCCTTACTCCTGATTTTTCTACCAGTTTATCGTCAATAAGAAATTGTATTTCATCTAGACCTTGTTCTTTAGCTTTAACAATTTCGTTATGAATTGCATTCTTCCAGACATTTATAGGGACTTCAGTTCCCTCAATATCTACTTCGCGTTGTTGTTGCCTAGCTTCCGTTGCTGTCAGGTTTTTTCTAGCATCTTTTAGTTTTGGGTGTAAGTCACGCTCTTGTTTTCTAGCAGCAGTTAACTCGTCCATTAACTCATTATTTCTCTTTATTAATGTTTTTACAGCTTCTTCAGCGTCAGGAGGAATAACAGCACGATCTTCAGTAGAAGAACGGATAATATTAAACTCCTCTAATTTCAAATCTACATCCAAAATAGAATCTTCTATTTCGCCTATCTTAGCGTCTAGTACTTCTGCTTCAAATAATAATTTTTGATAAGGACTTAATTTTTCAAGATCTAACTCAACTCTACTGTCTGACTGAATTTCATAAACTCTAGAGGCTTCTCCTCCAGTTATAGTTTTATCTCCAGATGCAACATCTCCCCTAGTCCAGTAAACAAAATTTAAATCCTCAGAATAATCTATACCTTTTGCAAAATGTCCGCCCTCAGTAGGGCGAGGAACTCTAGGATCAGAAAAATACCTAATATAATATGTATTTAACTCAGCATCTTCTGGAACCACCTCCTCGTACATATCTTTAAAATCTGAGGGAGCTTTGTCTAATACTCTTTCAATTTCTTCTACCGCAGTTTTTCTTGCTGCTAAAGGTTCTTCAGGATTAAAAGCCGTATCTAAAAGATAATTTGCATATGAAAATGTAGGATCGGGGTTTTCTATATTTCGAAAATCCTCATCAGAAAATGCTTCCGCTAAGATTTCATCATTTTCTGCGTATTCTGCCTCCATAAGAGCCTGATCTTGTGGAGCAAGCATTTCTACTTCTCTTTGTAAATCTTCAGCAACTTCTTCTATTCTTTCTTGGGCTTGTAGATATGTGCTTTCTTCCTGTTTAAACACATCAGTTCTTCGAGCTTCTGCATTTTTTAAACCTTCAGCAGTAACAGCCCTATTGCCTGATCTTGTGGTTACTACGTCTTTTTCGTCTACAAGATTCATAATGTCAGAGGCATCAATCTCGTCAGTTCTAACACCTTCAAGCTGAAGACGCTTTACCAATCTGCTAAACGGAATGTTTTGTCCTTGATCAGCTATCTTACCGACAGCCTCACTTAAAGCAGAAGTAAAAAACTTTCTAACTGGTTTTGCTAATTGTCCTGTAACAAAACCCTGCCTCTCTTCTTCATCTATAAATGCACCACCAGCTTGCTCGTTATATGGTATACCCGTCAAACGATCAACACGCTCATCAGGCTCTTCAGATGCATTAGGGACATCATAGACTTCACCACCTTTTCTAAACTCTACTCTTGTTTCTGTTTCAGCTGCAAAGAAACTATCTAGCATTTTATCTATTTCTCTAGCAGACATGGTGTAGTTATCTTTAAATTCTTTTCCGAATATTGCCTCAAAAGCACCAAAGCCCGGAGTTTTACGTGCAGCAAATTCAACTGGCCCTTGATAACCTCTACCTAAAGATACAAGATCCTGTACAAATGGCCCTGAAACTCCTAAAACTGGTGCAAAAACGGGTGCCTGTTCGGCGGCAAAGTCCATCCTACGAAACATATCTATATATGTTCCTCCTCCACCCCATCTCATGATGGCAGCACCATAAGGATTCTCGCCTTCTTCTTCGCTTTTTCCTCCCGTCCTTGCCCAGTTATTAAACCTAGCAACTTCTGTCATGATTATGCCAGCACCTAAAGTATTCAAAGCATTGCCTTGAGGATCTTTTATCATTCCTCTTAATGCACCTTTCAGGACAGTATTTGTAAATGCAGCAGGATATCCTAGTAGTTGGAATAAAATAGCAGTTCTAGGATTAGAGTGTAAAAGTGGTTTTAGTCCAGAGGCAGCTTCAGGATTTAAAATAACTTCATTAGTATAACGCCCTGCTGCTCTCTGGATATTTTTGTTAAAAGCATCATCAGCTTTCATTCCATTGTCAAACCAAGCCAGACCTTGATCTATATCAACTCCTAGCTCCATTAGTTGTCTTTTTTTATTTAGTATTCTTCGGCTGTCCTTTAATCCTCTATTAGCAGCTATAGTGGCTATATTTTCTGTAATTAAATTCTTACCAGTTATGTAAGAAGTCATTTGAACAAATTTTGTCCACTGGTCAAGAAAGTTAGCCCTAAAGAAAGCATTGTTTATACTTCTTATTTTTGTATTAACAATAGCCTCTCCACCTAATCTATCAGCTACATCACCTGCTGCCTGATCCATAGCAATGCCTAGCTCTTGCATTTCTCTCCATATTTCAGGTTCAGTCAATCCTGAATCAGCTAAAAGGTTTTTGCTTTTAGTTGCTATAGTATCAAAGCCTTCACCCATAGCTCCTGAAAGACCTCTGAAACTATTTCTAAATCCAGCCTTACTTATATTAATAAATATCTCTGTTAAACTTGATAATGTGGCAAGAGGGAGAGTAGCTGTTCGAGTAGCCATAGTATAGGCATCTGCAACTGTTTGAACACTATTACCATATCTTTGAACGCCCTCTCCTGTTATAGAGGAATATACTTTTGTTATATCAGCAACAGCCTTTCCAATTAAAGGATCTCCTTTAAGACCAGCTTCAGCTAATTCATCTTGTATTCTTGGTATCCATATTTCTTGAAAGTCTTTTAAATTTCTAACACCTAATACATTTAGTTTAGCAATACGTCTTGCCGACTGTATTCCATATTCATGTACAATTTTATTTAAATCGTTTTCTAAAAAATCCTTATACAAATTGTCATCTGAAATTTTATCTAATACTCTAGGCATTAAAAATATAGTGTCTGATGATCCTCCAGAATCTATTACTGAAACATTTTCAGACTTTCTTAGCATACTTTCAATTATGCTGTCTGCTTCAGCACTCTCATAGCCATCAGATAACAATAGCCTTTTAAAGTCTGATTTATTGCTTTCAATAACACTTCGCTTCCACATTCTAGGGATATAGTTAGCGGGAGCTTCTTCCATGAATAAGGCTTCAGCCCTATCATCAAAAAGTTTTCTTAGCTGTGGGACGATATCTTTAACGGCTTGAGGAGCATCATCAGGTAAAACGCCACCTCTAAGAGCAGATATGATCAAATCATCCATTTCTTGCCTAACGTCACCGCCAGTGCCTAGAATGATTGGGTCGTAAGCTCTTTTAAAAGATGTAACAAAAGTACCAAAAGTTTCTTTTAAAACTTCAAAATAGTCGCGGCCTAATGTTTCATCTGTGGTTGGGCTAGTTAGTTTTAAAGATGAATCATATCTGAAAAGACTTTGTAGCCTTCTAACAGTAGGAGAAAGTTTTGCATATGGACTAAGTAAATCCGTAGCCTTACCAGCTATTACAGTGCTATTAAGTTTATTAGCAAGCCTACCTATATTAAACAATAGTTTATTTCTTATAGGTTCAGCCACTCCTCCTGCACCCTCTAAAGCAGTAGGAGAAACAAAGTCTTGTGCATCTGGAGCTTCTGTGCCAGTTGGCCCCGGTGCTGCTTCATCAGTGCTTCTAGTAATTCTTGCGGTTACAAAGTCAGAAAGATCATCACCAGTTAGGTTCCCTCTTTTTGCAGCAGCTATAGCTTGCCTCATAAGGTCTGCTAGTTCTTCTGTGGTAGTTTCTCCGCCGCCTAACTCTTTAGCCAACCTGTCTGCGATTTCATCAATATCTCCAAAATCAGCAATGTCGAAATCTGTAGGCATCCCTCTAGTTTCAATTAAACTATTGTTTTGAAAAGTAGCTGATCTAATAGGTAGTCTTTCCACTAAATCATTAACTGCTTCTACTACCTCTGGTGATTTTGGTAAAGTACCATTTGAAATATTATCTACAACATCAGCTTCATTCGCTGCTACATTATTTACCTGATTATCTAGAGCTTTATTATCTGGAACAATATCTCTTTCTACTTTTGCTGCATTCATCTTATTGGTTAAAAACCCTAAACCAAGACCTATTCCTGCACCAATACTTCCTCCTAATCCTATACTAAGATTAAAGTCTCTATCTGAAAATTCATTCCTAAGACCTGTAGCAATTTCTATGTTCTGCCTATTATAGTTTTCTACCCCTGACCATACAGCACCTTCAGCCGCACCTGTAGCAGTAGGAGCTATGCGTTTTAAAGTTGTCTTGGCTGCTTGTTTAGCCCCCTCTTTAGCCAATACTCCTGCCGCAGCAGAACCTCCACTGGTAAAAGGGATAGCTAATAATGCACCTAAATTAATAGGGTCAGTAACAATATCTACGCCTATATCTTTTATAGCATCAACCCAAGCAGCATAGTTGCCTACTTCAGCCCTATCCCACTTGTCTCTAACTCTATTATATGCTTGCTTAACATCTTCAGGAGCATTTTCAATAGCGCGGCGTCTATCTATAACTGAGGTTAGTTTCCAATCTTCATCCCTAAGAAACTCTTTCCAATCTGAAGTTGTTAGATTACCTGCTAAGAACTCATTAAGAAAACCATCATCTTGAGAGCCTATATAAGCCATGTATTTTTCTACATCTTCTTGGTATTCCTCATCATTCTCTAAACGTCTTAGAGTAGGATTTACCATAGGAGTTTCTGTAGGCGTATAAGTACTCAGGTCTACAGTATCTACTACAGAACTTAATGGGGTTCCACGCACCGCAGCACTAGCCCCGATATTTCTTCGTTTAACTGGCATTATCTAATTTAAACCTATTAAATATGATGATGGATAGCTACTTGAGGTTGTTTCAGATCGTTGAGATGTATTTTGAAATGTTAGATCTCTAGTATCCTGATCAAGTCTTATTACAAGTCCTAAAATACTTCTTATGTGTTCGTTTGAATATCCAGAAGCCTCTAGTTCTGGTAGTACACTTTCCTGCCAGCTGGCTGCTGATCTATCTTTAATTATATTTTGTAATAATAATTTTTTATAATTTTTAGATAGCCCGTCTACCATTTCTACAGGTGAATTATTAAATAAAAAATCTGCGGTTTCTGGAGATATAGTCACAGCCAAATTAGAATTTTCTCTAGACAATAATGCAGCCACCATCGTTACGTGTGCATTGTCTGGAGTTAAATCAAAACCTCTTACATCTTCTGAGAATCCCTTGCCATCAACTGATTGTTTGCTTCTTATGCTCATTAATTTAGCTTGCAGAAATAAAGGCATCAATTCTTTATAAGAAGTACGCATTATATCTTCTTGTGTTTGACCCACAGGAATTAAGCTATCTGTTGTTCTAATAAAATCAGATGATTCAGCTAAGGGAGTCTGAGCAGACTCAGAACTTATCAAGACTCTAAGTTCTCCTAATATTTCTTTAGCAGCACGTTCTCTAATTTTAGTTATGTCCCCCGGACTAGGATCTGTTAGACTTTGTGAATAATAGTCTGCTAGTAAATTTTGATACTTTTCTGCCGTATCTTCACTTGCAAAAGTTGGATGAGAAGATAACTGAGTATTTTGATTTAGAAGCTCTTGTACTTCAACATCACTTACTGCTAATGCAGCTTGTATAGGATCTTCGTCGGCTCTAAATTCTCTTGTTGTAATAGTTCTGTTAGGATCAATAACTCCAAAAGGATCTCTATACTCTATAACTGTTGTAGTTATTTCTGTGCCAAATTCATTAGTAGTAGTTGTCAAGACAGGAGGATCGGGTTTAAAATAATCATCTTCAAGTTCACCACCCTCTGAGACATTTTGTTCTGATAGTACAAATCTATTATTAGGGTTGTCACCTCTCTCTATTGTTCTTTTTGTGTATGTAGTCCCATCAGCCCTTTCAAAAGTTTTATCTCTGTAAGTAATACTAAGAGTACCCCCAAATCTTTGAATATTTGAATCAACTAATTCAAAACCTATCTCTTTGTCGTCTTTACGAGATAGTGTTTTATCATTAATTAAAGACTGTATTACTTCCGCACTATTAATATCGTAACCAGCATTAACAGCAGCCCTATATTCTTGGACATTCTCACCTGCCTGTTCCATTCTTGCGGCAACACTGTTAGCTGCCCCTGCCCTAATTTGACTTTTATCTTTTCCTGTAAAAAATCCTTTTGCTCCACGATATAAAAATTCACCTACATTTGTTGGGCCTTGATATTCAGAAGCTAAAGCAGCTTGATATTCTTCAAAGGTTCCTAGCTTTACAGCTTCATCATAAGCATCTTTAAATTTTGTTTCATTTTTCTCTGCCCATGTAGAAGCCTCGCTTTGAATATACTCTTGCAATTCAGTTTCATTAAGCTCACCTAGCTCTGCGAATTCAGACTGTGCATCTCTCAAAAGAAAGTTAGCACGTTTATCAGTTAGGTAACTTCGTATTCCTCCTTCAAAGGCTTCAGCAGCTTGATATTCCTTAATTGTATTTTCTGCCGAATTTAGAAAAGTTTTATACTGAGCCTGTTTAGCCATATTATCTTCATTGTATAGAAAATTACGGGCTTGCTCTTTTAAAAAAGTATTTCCTATTCTGGATAAAATATTTCCAGCAGCAAACAAAGTATCAACTCTTTGCTGCTTACGCTGTTGATTCCTTATCTTTTCAAACTGCCTACCTCTGACAGCCTGTATATTTTTAAAAGTATCTTCTATTGCCATTTCTACTTACCTTCCTAATAGGCTAGGTTCTGGTTGAGCCATCAAACTATTTTCATCAGGCAAAGTTTCTATCTTTTCCATTATCTCAGGAGGTAAAGCACCGTCTGGAATCTGCTTAGTCTTTTTAAACTCATTCAACCTAGTGCCTTGAGCAGCGTAATTTATAGTAGCATCCTCTGCTGCCTCTTCTTCTTCTTCTCCCTGATAGATTCTATAATTTATATTTGCTCTCTCGCACAAAGCCATGATCATATATGCTGTCGGCTCTGCTAGTAGCAACATCAAATCAGGATTAAACACGCCCCTCTCAAATCCCTGAAAAAGAATGTTTTGAGTAACCTCCATAACTGGGACACCAGCACCTACTAATTCTAGTATTTGAGGATAAGTTTCTTCTCCAATGAGCCTACCAAAAATAAACTCCATCCCTTCTCTAAGGTTTGTTATCTGTGGTGCTTTTTCAAAACTTTTTCTTTCTTCAAAGTCATTTGTAAGTGATTGACCCGGAATAGATCTACCAGACCTTAGAATGTTGTCTACATATCTTGTATCCATAATTTATGTCATCCGACTAGCATATGTTGTTCTAGGAGTATAAATCATACCGCCAAATTGTCTCATGTCTTCCATAACTTGTGGCGCACCAAATCCAACTGGAACTTGAGATTGTCCTACTTGATAAAGTGGTGAAGTTTCTATTACTTGTCCTCTCATTCCCATGTCTACAAACTCAGGCTCAGAAGCGGCCATTAGACTGCTATATTGTTTAGCTCCCTCTAGCGCAGTTGCACTAAGAGCTTTTTCTGAAATGTTAAATCCAGTTTCTTCTACTACATCTTCGACAACTGGAGTTACTGACTCATAAACATTCATAAAATCTTTAGCAGATGCTTCAGTCATTTGTCCAGTAACAGGTCTTTGACTATACTGATCTAGTAAACTAGGAGAAGTAACTTCAGTTACTGCTCGACTTTCCATATCTGAACCAACTCTTTTAAAGAAATCATCATACTCTTGCTGAGTAGAAATAAAATCTTCAGGTCTTCGCGGCCCCATAAAACCTTTCGCAATATTTTCAGGAGGTCTTAAATACCCATCCCACCAATCTTTACTGCCTATGGTAGTATTAAATGTTTCTCCTGTAGCAGCCGCTGCTTTTTCTAACGCCCCACCCGGCCCAAATATATTAGTAGAAGCATTTTCTATATTTATTCCGGGTACCTTGTTCAGCATGGTTTTACCTACTTCACCCACGTAGTTTTTTACAGCACTTGTGACAGTATTAAATACTCTCCCAGTACCAGCTGCAAATCTAACAGCCCCATTAACTACATGAGCTACTCCTTTTACCAAAGCATTTGTTGCAGGATTAGCGAGTGTGGCTGCTGCCCATGTCCCTACATTACCTAGGGTGCTTGCTAGGGCTGATCCAATGCCGGGAAGAACAAAAGCCAAAGCAATCTGACCAACAACTCCGATCTTGCCCATAAACTTGCCAACTTTAGTAGCAACTTTTTTAATGCCCTTGCCAATCTTTTTAAAGACTTTTTTAACGCCTTTAAATATTTTACTAAAAAATCCCATTTCTAATCCTCATACATTCCATCAACCATATTTACAAGCTGAGTAACATAGTCTGTGCTTCCCGCTTCTCCCGGCTCATTTGCTAGTGCTGTAGCATACAAAGTAGTTTTACGTTGCTCTTCATTCTCAAAAGCTGTTCTTGCATAGGTAGCATCATCTCTAAGCTGTTGCCAAATGTTTGCAAGCTCTTGAGTCGTAATATTGTAAGCCTGTTGAGCCGCTGTTGCGTTTGCTGCATTTTCAGCTGCCGTGTTTATTGTATTAGCTTGCCTACGCCATTCAGTATTAGACTGCTCTATAGCTTGTGAGTTTTGAGCATTCCACATTTCTCTTTGCTGATCTATCTGTGCATTAAATTGATCCAGTTGAACCATTAGTTGATTATTGAACTTTTCAACATCTATGTCGTTTCCAGAATTTATAGCAGCTACCCTATTCTTTTCAGTAACATTAAACTGTGCCATAGCATTTTGTTGAGCCACATTAAACTGTTCCATCTGTGCAGCTAAACTAGCGTTAAATTGGTTTATTTGATTTTGTGTTTGGGCATTAAATTGTCTAGCTGCATTTTGAGCAGATTGCTCTGACAGTAGCGTCTGCTGTTTTATTTGCTGATCTAATATAATTGCTTGTTGCTCATTAGATAAATTAGCTAAATCAAACTGTAAAAAATTATTAGCATTTTCTATAGCCACTCTAGTCCTTTGATCAACAGTTGCTAAATCTAAAGATGCTAAAGCTGTGGCATTCTGCATAGCTGCTTGTTGCCTAGCATTAAAATCAGTCAATGTTACAGTCTGCATGAATTGACTATTAGCAAGCTGCACTTGCTGGTCAGCGTTAAACTTAGTTAAATCAACATTAGCAACTAATCTAGCATTTTCTACAGCTTTTTGTTGGTCAGCACTTAATTGTGCAACACCCATTCTTTGAGCTATTTCAGCCTGTGCAAGATTTGTCTGCATCCTTGAGTTTAGGTTTGCTAACTCTGTTTGTTGTGCAGCATTTAAATTATCTGATGAGGCATTGTTTAGTGCCGTTAGATTTGCTAGTCGCACCTGTTGGTCAGCATCTAAATTAGCTAACTCCATCTGCTGTTTAAAAGCTGCATTCCTAGCTAAAAAATCTGCGGCTACTTGAAACTCTGCAAGTCTCTCTTGATTCTGTGCAGACATATTTTCGCGTTCCGCAAGATTCAAAATTTCTAAGTTTGCAAGTTCTATCTGCTGTTCATTAGATAAATTTAATGCATTAGATGCTTGTTGATTTTGTACATTAAGTTCTGCTGTTCTCTGACGATTAGCTAGATTTTGAGTTCTAATTTGCTGCGCTTGTTGTGCAGTAAGCAAAGCAGCTTCTTGAGTAAACTCACTTTGAATTTGTTGTATATTCTGTGCAAACTGCGCCGTTTGACTTGCAGCAGTCTGCTGGTTAGCAAGATTTTGAAGTCTTCTAGTAGAGTTTAATTGTGCAGTCTGTAAATTAGCCTGTTGCTCATTCGCTAAGTTTTGAGATGAACGCTGCTGTAAAGCCTGTGCATTTGCTTGAGCTATAGGCACTGCATTTTGTATGATAGCGTTAAACAATGAATCTCTAGCAACAGTAGAGACTGCCATACCTCTTTCAGCTAATCTAGCCTCTACAATATCTACAGCAGGTCTTGCCCAAGTAGGTATCTCACCAGTTTCAAGACCTCCCAAGAGTGTCTCTAACTGTGAAGATACTAGAGCTTCATTAGGTAATGCTGCGACAGCTGCCTGAACAGTTATGTCCTGTGTATCTATAGCTGCTGTTACTGACGCAGGATCTTCCGCGATTGTTGCAGCTATAGCATCTGGTATCTGTCCTACTTCTGCCACCATCTGTGCAGCAGCACCTTTAGCAGCGTCACCCGTAATCGCTCTAGTTTGAGCAGCTTCAAAATTTACTGTATCTGTTATACGAGCCTCTACACCTGTTGAAGAGGTTGTAGTTAGTGCTTGTCTTTGCTGCGCTTCTATCTCAGGAGTTTCAGAGACTCTTATGTCTGCTGCTGTAACTCCGGGTACAAAAGAATCAGGACTAATAGTAAACTGAGCTGCTTGAGCCATACCAGATGTGGTATCTCCCATCTGTGCAGCCGCTGCTCTGGAACTAAGATCTTTAAGTTCATCTACAGTTATAGGAGGTCTTTGGTTTCCTATAGCTGGAACAGTTCTATTTAGCTCATTTGCCAAAGCAGCTTCATATTGTGAAGCAGCTATCTGACCAGAGGTAATACCCGTCTTTACATTTGCTACCGCTGTTTCTATCTGAGCAGCAGTTACATCAGCAGGAGCAACTATATCTACATAATCGTTTAGTTGTTTAATAGCTTCATCTGACGTTATACCTTTAGAGGTATCTACAGAAGCGGTTTCGGGTTCACGTACATAATCTGCAACATTGACTGTAGGGACTGTAAAAGATCCGGGTGTGTCATCTTCAATCCCAGCCACTTCAGTTGCAGCTACTTGAGCAGTCTCAAACTCAGAGCCTAGAGCGTCCTGATACATTTGAGTAGCAGTATCTCTATTAATGTCTAAAGCATCTGCTACTAAATTTATGTCTGCTCCTGTGTCTCTTATAAATCTAGCAAGCTCAGTATTAGTGGCATTAGGATTGTTTTGTTGAAACTCTACAACTCTAGCAGTAGGATCATCTGTGAGTGCAGAGAACATCTTATTAGCTACACCCCTATCTACTTGTAATTCATCTGCTAACTCGTTTAGATTTATATTATTATCACGCACATATCTTGCAATACTTAAATTATCTGCTCCGCTTTGTGCATATTGAACAGCAGCAGCAAGATCAGGGCTAGGGGTTTTAGGGTCAGTAAGAGTATCATTACCCCCACCCCCAATAAGAGTGTCATTACCCCCGCCGCCTTTAACAGTGTCAGTACCACCAGCAGCAGTGTTTAGCTTCCTTTGCTCCATCTGAGCTTCTCTTAAATCGTCTGGATTTATGCTACCTGCAAAATCACGATCTTCGTCATGCATACTCATCTATATCACCACTTAACCTTGTGCGACCAAAACCTAGCCGATAGCTTTGAAGGACTAGAATCCTGTGCGTTATGCCTAGCATAGTAAGATTTTCTTCTTGCTTTATCTTTAGCTGTCTTAGGATTCTTACCTGCACCTTTTACACCTTGCTGACCAAAGCGAATTGTTTTTACTTTATCTCCTACCTTGGCTACAACGACATGACTTTTAGTAGGATGACTAGGAGTTCTCTTAGGCTTATTAAAACCTGCAACTCCTGCTCTAGCTAATCTAGGGTCTTTCTTTTTAGCCATTATACTTTCCTATCTACCTTCTTAACTTTTTCTACTGTCCTCATAGCACCAAGACCTAGCATACCCATAAGTACAGGCATCATAAGATCAAGCTCTATCATAGGTACTACTACTCCAGTTTCTAAAAGCTCTAGAGCCATATTTACAAAAGGTATTATTAAAAAGTTACCTGCCATTCCCAGACAGCAGACCCAACCGATTGCAGGTCTCCAGCCAGCTACAAACATACTGTGATGCTGTGCTTCTGTTTTGTTTACCTCTATCTGGGCCTTAACTACTTCATGAGCATGACGCTCTGCCATAGTAGCTATATCATGTGCTAGTTTATCTTTTAGATCTTTATCAGTTACAACCTTATCTAAAATATCTGATACAGGCCCGATTAAGCTAGAGATTAAACCAAGCATTAGATAGCTACCAATACCAGCACAGCAACTACAGCAAGACTAGATAGTAGTACCACTGTTCTATTCTTCACAGACCTTTCAGCATCTAACCAAGCCTTTGCTCTAGTCAAATAGTCTTGACACTTTTCTAATACTACATTCAACCAACTAATCATAATATCACCACAAAAATAAAAAATATCACAAAGTAGTACCAAAAAGACTTTATGAGCTTCCAAGATATATTAGGTAAAGGCTTTCCATTATCTAATAATCTTCTCATTACTCGCCTCCCCATCCCATATAAATACCAACTGCTAAAGCTGTAAGAACAGCAGTAGTCAACATCCTAGCTATTGTTTGACCAACGGTAGTTTTTGTAGCTCTCCAAGAATCTAAAAGCCCACGTAATTCTTTTACGTCATCGTAGGCACACTCATCAGAAAGTCCTATTTCCTTTAATGCTTGCTTTGCCCCCTCTTGAGCCGCAGCATGGATAATTAATTCTAGTTGCTCTTCATTCATTACTTATCCACTTTATTATCTAGTCTTCTAAAAATACCCCGAATCTTTTCTTTTATTTCGGAGTCATTATGTCTGTAGTCTTCTTTGTTTACATATTCTTTTGTAATATTACTTACGTCATCATCTAGCTTATCTAGCTCTGTAAATATTCTACTGAATATAAAACCTATAACAAATCCTGCTATACCGATTGTTATGTTAAATAAGACTTGGTAGTCCATTTAAGAACTTACCCAGCTTAGAGAATCTTCATCCCAACTATAACTATTAGTATTATCTGGCAAGGGTGTAGGAGGTTCCCAACAACAAGTTGTTTCGTCTAAAGTCCATGATGGGTAAGGTTGGATAGGAATAAATGCATCCCTCTCTGAATCATATGTACAGCCTTTCCCTGCAAAATTTTTACGGAAGTTAGAATTGTAACTTGTTTGTACCCATGTCCCGCCAAAAAGATTACGGCAAAATTCTGCACCAAGAGATTCTTGCTCTACACCTTCTGAATCCAATACTTCATCGTTGTGTACTACAACAACCCTCAACACAACATTATCTAGTCCAATTTCTGCAAAATGTGCCATATCTCTTACCCAAAAGTTATACTTCCTGAACCTGTAAATTTATAAACTGTATTGTCACCATCAGTTGAAGTTGTTGGTGAGCCTGATGTTGCGGAGGCAGCTAATGGAGAACTTATGATAACAACTCCAGATCCTCCTGATGCACCTTGCTGGAATGCACCGCCGCCACCTCCACCACCAGTGTTAGCTGTTCCAGCTGTACCTTCATAACTGCCGCCACGACTACCACCAGCACCGCCACCGCCGTTACCACCATTACCACCGTTGTTGCTATTATCTGAGCCTCCTCCACCGCCTCCTGCGTAATAAACGGAAGAGCCAGTAATTGATGATGCTCCACCTACACCACCATCACCTGAGCGTGTGCTACTGCTTCCACTGCCACCAACAGCACCTTTACCTCCTCCACCACCGGAGCCATAAGATCCACCGTTTGTGTCTCCACCATCATTACCTTGACCTGATATGCCACTACCCGGATTTGTGTTGCTTCTTCTTGCTGCTCCACCGGAACCGCCATCTCTTCCCGGCTCACTTCCATTTGAACCGCCCCCACCTCCACCAGTGGATGTTGCTCCACTTATTGATGAAATGCTTGAGTCTGCTCCATCACTTCCGGGTACTCCGCTAGTTCCTCCTGATGCTCCCGCTCCAACTGTAACTGTGAATGACCCTGAAGCAGTTTGAGTTCCGGTGAGCATACCTCCTGCTCCACCACCACCGCCAGCATCAAATCCACCACCGCCTCCTCCAGCAACAACTAGCCAAGAAAAACTAGGAGGAGGAACCACAGGCCAATCATTGCCATTTTCAGCAATACTTTGTTCTTTTAAGCTCCAGATGCCTGAAGCACCATCACTAGCAGGAAACTGAGCCATTAGACTGTAAAACTCCCAGAGCCTGTAAATTTATAAATATAATCACCACCATCCTGAGTAACGGTAGGTGATCCTGTTGTGGAAGTGACCGGGCCATTGACTCTAACAATTACAACTCCAGAGCCACCATTAGCACCTGCTCTATCACCTTTTCTTCCACCGCCGCCACCACCGCCGCCTGTGTTTGTTGAACCAGCAGTAGCATCAACATCATTTTCATCTCCACCTGTGCCACCGCCCCCATCACCTCCGGGGCATCCACCATTAGGTGAAAAACCTGCGTTTTCTTCTCCACCGCCCCCACCACCAGCGTAGTAGGTATTAGTGCCTGTTATATCATTTTGAAGGCCATCACCGCCATAACCAGCACCATCTGTGTCTCCAGCTTCCCCGGCTCCACCGCCGCCACCGGAGCCTGTGCTAGTGTTTGTGTCTCCTCCAGCGTTACCCTGACCAGATGTCCCAGAACCACCAGAGTCACCTCTTCTTCCACCTCCTCCAGAGCCACCAGAACCACCTTGATCTCCGCCTGTACCACCACCTTTACCACCTCCTACTGAGGTTTGTGTGGTAAGTCCAGAGCCACTTAGAACGCTATTGCTACCTGCCGCTGCACCGTTACCTGTTCCACCAGCACCCGCAGCACCAATAGTAACGGTATAAGTTGCTCCATCAGCAAAAGTTTGACTTGTCCCAGCTAAATATCCTCCAGCACCGCCACCGCCGCCAGCATCTCTTTCTCCACCTCCTCCACCAGCCACAACCATAAATTCGCCAGTAAGATCTGTAACAACGCGAGGCCATGTGTCTCCTGCCTCTGCGTCAAAATTATCTTTCAAGTTCCAAACACTTGATGCTGCACTGGTAGTTGGATAAGCCATTAGGGTGTTATACTCCCTGATCCAGTAAATGTATAAATATAATCACCACCACTTGTGCTTTCAGTAGGGCTTCCTGTAGTGCTTGTGGCCTGTTGGCCCATGCGGATAATAACAATACCAGACCCACCAGACTTTCCGGTAGCAGAAGCGTTACCTACGCCTCCACCTCCACCGCCTGTATTTGCTGTACCATTATGGGCATCATTTTGATCATTATCACCTCTACCACCGCCACCAGAACCACCGGGTGTAATACCGCCACCAGACGCACTACCGCCTCCACCACCTGCTCTTATTGTGTTGCTCCCTGTAATCTGTGAATATAGACCATCTCCTCCTGTGCCAGCATCATAAGTACTGCTAATACTTTCTCCGTTTTCACCCGCGCCACCACCACCAGTACCGGGATTGTTAAGATTTCCTGTAGCGGCATTTCCACCATCAAAACCTTGTCCTGCGGTTCCATCACCACCATAAGCTGCTCCTTGTGAACCACCACCAGAGCCGCCACCAGAGCCACCATCATTAGCATCAACATCATCAGAAGAGCCAGCCCCGCCCCCTAGTGAAGTAACTGTGGTTATACCTGTTCCCGATATAACTGAATTGCTGCCATTACTTCCAGTTCCATTATTAGTGCCACCTCCACCACCTGCTCCTACAGTAACGGTGTAAGCCGTTCCGGTGTTGAGTGCAAGAGGTGTTTCTGTGCTTGAGTTACGACCAGATGTTTCACTAGCGTATGAATTGCGATAGCCTCCAGCACCGCCTCCTCCTCCACGACTAGCACCGCCACCACCTCCACCAGCAATAACTAAATAGCTTGCTGTTACAGTTGGAGGAGCTACCGTAGGCCAATTACTGCCCATTTTGGCATTGCGTTGCTGTCTTAGCTTCCAAATACCGTAGGCTGTTGTGGAAGATGGAGATGCCATTAACTAATCTCTTCGTAAGAGCATACTGCTTCTAAATCAGATGCTGCATTAGCTGTAAGTCGTAAAGCATCACCCTCTTCTAAGTAAATAGCTTTTGAAATTACATCTAATGTAGCGTCAGCAGGTACAACAATAGTTTTAGCAATATGATATGCAGTAGATGAACGATACACATCTACATTTATTTCTGCATTGTTTGTACCATCAATATTGCTTACATATAAAGCATTTACTTTAAAAACTTTATTGCTTGATGCAGAATTAGTTACGATTGCAGTAGCAGAGGTTCCAACGGCCTGAACCGCTAATTTACCTGTAATAGTTGCTACGTTTACGATATTTGGTGCTGACATTTTAGCCTCCGAACACTATAGCCATTGCAATAGCTTTACCTGTTGATGCAGCTGCATTTAACTGCGTTTGTATATTAGATGTAACACCATCAACATAATTAAGCTCAGTAGTCGTTGCTGTGACTCCATCCATTATATTTAATTCTGCTGTAGTGGCTGTTACACCATCAAGAATGTTTAATTCAGCAGTAGTGCTTGTAACTCCATCCAGTATATTTAACTCTGCTGTTGTGCTAGTTACACCGTCTAGAATATTTAGCTCTGTAGCTGTAGCAGTCACTCCATCAAGTATGTTAAGTTCAGCAGCAGTTGAAGTTATAGACGTTCCTGCAATCTGCAAAGTTGTTGCATTAACCTCGCCAGATGATCCATATACAACAGCTTTACTATTGACAATAGTTCCTGCGCTAGAGCCATCTACTAGATTCAACTCTGTTGCAGTGCTAGTTACTCCATCTAAAATATTAAGTTCTGCTGTAGTAGATGTAACACCATCAAGGATATTAAGTTCTGTTGCGGTAGCTGTAACACCATCTAGTATATTTAATTCTGCTGCTGTAGAAGTTATAGCAGTGCCACCCAAAGTAAACGTGCTAGAAGCCGATAGTGTAGTAAAAGATCCTGCTGCTGCCGTTGATCCTCCTACAACTGCATTATCAATCGTGCCACCATTTATATCAGGAGAAGTTAAAGTTTTGTTAGTAAGAGTATCTGTGGTTGCTCTACCAACTATTGTATCTGTAGAGGCAGGAAGTGTAAGAGTTACATTACCAGCATATGCGCTATGTGCTGCTGATTGTAACTGTGCGTAGTGGGCATTGCTTGATTCACAATAAAATCTAATATATGACTGTGTGCCAGAGTTTTTAATAGACACAGCACCAGATTGTATATCTACACCATTAGATCCATCTATTCTAACAACTCCTGTTCCATTAGGAGTAAGAGCAATATTTCCATTAGATGTGGATACTAAACCATTACCATTAACATCTAAGTCTCCACCTAGCTGGGGTGTAGTATCTTCTACTACATTAGATATTTCTGAACCTGAAACAAGACCAGCGGTTAATGTAGACCTTGTAATTTTCTTTAGTCCACCACCTGAAGTATCTACAGCTAAAAGAACATCATCATTTGCAACTGTAGATATTTCTGATAAATCTCCAACTGCCGTAGAAGCAAAACCTGATCCATTTGCAACAAGTAAATTACCAGAAGTATTTGTGGCTGTCTGAAAGGTAGTGCCTTTTACTTCTCCAGATGATCCATAGATAACTGCCTTACTATTGACAACTGTACCTGCGGAAGAACCATCGACAAGATTTAACTCACTTGCAGTTGATGTAACACCATCAAGGATATTTAATTCAGCAGTGGTGCTAGTGACTCCATCAAGGATATTCAATTCTGCTGCTGTCGATGTAACGCCATCTAAGATATTAAGCTCTGATGCAGTTGATGTTACTCCATCAAGGATATTCAGTTCTGCGGCTGTTGCTGTAACTCCATCTAAAATATTTAACTCAGCAGCCGTAGAAGTCACTGCCGTTCCACCTAAAGTAAGTGTATTTATAAAGGCATTAGACCAATTATTAGAGCTATCGCCAAGACTGTGAGTATTATTAGCACTGGGTATAAGATCTGACGCAATGTCGGCGGTGACGGTAACTGTGTCTGATGCTGCGTTTCCAAGAGTGGTATTACCTTGTACAGATAGAGTACTGCTAAGTGTAACAGCACCAGAAGCACTAAGGGTTGTAAACGCTCCGGTACTTGCAGAAGTAGCACCAACTGTAGCACCATCAATAGTTCCACCATTTATATCTGCCGTATCAGCAACTAAGGCATCTACTGTTGCTGTCCCATCTAAAAATAAATCTTTAAATTCTAAAGAACTTGTACCTAAGTCAATGTCATTATCTGTTACAGGTACTATAGCTCCATCCTGTACTCTAATTTGCTCTACAGCAGCACTAGATACTTCTACAAAAAATCCTATGCGATTATTACTTCCATCAACTACTACTTTATTTAGAAAGTCTAAATCACCAATAGTATGGATGTTACCGCCTTCTCCAGCAGTGCCATCATGTCTATGTCCAGTTGAAGAAGAACTAGAAGAAGAGTAACTAAAAGCATTTAATAACTGATTAAACTCATTATTAAATAGTGCAGCAGTTATAGTATCTCCATCTGCAAATGTGCTTTGTCTTGTATAACTTTGTGCCATTGTTATCTCCTACCTGATGGCATATAATCTATGTAAAAGCCATTTATTCCATACGAACGATTTTTATCATTTGTTCTTATTCTAAGGCTTGCTGTATGTCCACTTCCTGTTAAAGTTGTTCTAACCATTGGCTCATTACTAGCTCCAAATGTAGCAGAACCAAATGTTGTATTAGCAAGTCCAAAAATAGCAGGTAATGGAATGTCTGATAAAGTTATGTCATCAGGCTGTGGTAAATCTAAACTTTTATAGTCGTATCTAATTCTTAGAACTGGGGATACATTTCCCTCTGGAGATATTGATGTCTTTACATATTTTAAAGTTTTTAATGTTCCAATATCTCCAAAATCTAAATCGGGAGTTTCATATGTAGATAATATATTTGCTTCAGATCCATCTACTAAAAATGAAACGCCTGTGTCATGGTTATAGACATAGCCATCTTTATCACCATGATAGAATTTTTCTACTCCATCTTTATCAAAGCCAGAGCTTAAACCAAAGGCTTGTATCCCTTTAGTTTCTGACCATTCAAAACCTTGTCCTGTAAAAGTTCCTATAATACCTTTAGAGGTTGTAGGTGATGCAGATGCTCCTGCATAAAAAAGTCTGTATTGTGATTTAGATCTAATTACAGCACTGTCTATAACAAAAGAATTTATATTTCTAGCAAGGGCTGTGATAATACTTTGTATCTGTCTAGATACTGAACTTAACTCTGTGTCTCCAATTCTTGCTGTACCTGCAATAGTTCTTATACCATCAGGAGCTAAGAATACTAAGTCACCGCCAATCTCTTGAATTGAATAGCCTGAGAGACATCCTACATTTTCTGCAATAGGATCAATTCTTACACTAGATGTATCATTTATATTTACAAGTTTCTGTATACTATTTTTATTAAATATAATTAAATCTGTTCTAAATCCTCGTACACCTTGTACTTGATCTGACAGAGTTACTGATCCTGATCCACTCCCTGAAAAATCGGAAGGATCATTGTAGACACTAAAAAATATAGTATTTAAGTTGTCTTCTACTCCAGCGGCTATTAAGTGATGATCATGGATAGTAATATATTTTACAGACTTAGTGCCTGTTACAGTTATTTCAGATGCAAAAAAAGTACGGGTGCTTAACGCGCCAGTACCTTCCATTCTAAATGAGTAAAGTTTATTAGCTCCATCAGCTATTATAACTTCACCATAATCAAAAGCTGCACCTTCAAACAAAACAAAACTAGCTTGGCCTTGATTTGATCTAGTCAATACAGACCTGCCAGTAAAAGTAGAGTGACTATCTCCACTCGCAGAAACACTACTTCGATTTATCTCTAACCAAGATGTTCCTGTGTTGCTGAAGTAAATACTTGTTCCAGAGCAGACTATGACTCCATCTGCATACGGAAAAGTTCCTAATATTCTATTTGTGCTATTAGGTCTAGCAGCACTACTACCGCCAAAAGCAGTAAAACCATTTATCCTCCTATATCCACCGTCAGGGTCTACTTCAAAATTTTCTAAAGCTGTGGCAAATCCCGGTTGACCCAAAAGCTCTAATGAGTTTAGGTTAGTATTTAGTCCTCCTCTGCAAGATAAGCCAAATGCTAAAGACATTACACAAACACCACTCTATCATCTTTAAAATAAGATGTGCTTGGATCTATAAGATTTTCTCTCATACTTCTGAGACCTTTCCTATAATCATCCAAAGCAAATGCAGCAGCCTGTGGATTTTCTTTAAATTGATGTATAAAATATCTTGCTCTTGCTAGTAATGTAGGACTATATACATCAGGAAATACAATAGTATCATCATGAGCCGATAGCTCTGTAGGAAGATCATAAGCAAAAAAGAAAACTTTATATACTTTATCAGGTATCGGGCTTAGACCAAACAAGCGTCCATCACTACTTCTTATAACTGCATCAGGCACTCCACCTTGAGCTTGATCAGCATCATCAGCATTTTCGCTAGTTCTTCTAAAGTCTTTCCAAGTGTCAATAGTTATGTATTGCAAGTTTTTAGAAACAAAAGGGGCCGACTCACCAGAAACACCCACAGTGGTTAAATAAAAATTTTCCCACTCTATAGCTCCATAGTCAGTCGTTAGGCTGCTACTAGCTGGCTTTAACTCATACCATCTTGTACCAGCCACAGTGTCCACAGATACATTCCCGTACATGGGATCTGTGCTACCACTAAGCCCCGTTGCTAAAAAAGGCCATTTAGGTTCTTCAGTTGCCATATCTAAATATGCTCTGTTTATACAATCTTGGGCGTGAGCTTGTATACCAATAGCAGAACTAAAATTAGAAGAAGTCAAAACAACTTCATTTAACTCTCGTAATAGCTCGTTTGTTAATTGTAGATATGTCTTAGCCATTATTTTGAATGAACCTTTTGAATTTCAAAGTTAGCAGATTTTGAAGATCCTTTATGTGGTTTGTAACCAGCTTTCGGATCTTTCATTAGTTTGTAGGTCTTGCCACTTTTCATCCAATGATAGCCATCAGGAGCCTTTACTTGCATCAGGCTTCTCCTGTTCATTACGGATTTTTGGATATTTTAAGTCAGCTTGTTTTTGATACGGAAACTGATTACCCGTAGCCTCTGCACAAACTCTTTCCTTTTCTTGGATAGATTTGTAACTGGCACTAGAAACAACAGTAGTCATTTTAGTTAGCCGTTGCGCGAGGCATTGCAGAGTTTATGTCACCACCGTATGAAGGCTGAGAACCAGAGCCACCAGTAGCAACTCCACCCATCATCTTCTTTTCTCTAGCTTCACCGCCATGACCCATCATCTTTTTCTTTTTGCCGTTCATACCGCCCATCATCATTTTTTTCTTGTCACCATGATACATCTTAACTTTCCTCTTTGTGATTCACAGGATTATTTGGATTTCTAAAAATACGATCATAGTTATCTTCGTATTTTTTTCTGTCTTCATTACGCATATAAGCAGCGCGAATCTTGCGCTTATCTTTTACATTAAACCTAATTGGATTTTTTTCACTTCCTAGCTGTGGCATCTAATTTACCTTAACTATTTTTGAAATACATTGTAACTTCAAAGCCAAGTCTTACTTTTTCATAAGTAGGTTTAGACCATTTCATATGTATATCCTCTTAGTTTAATTAAAGGGGGCCATATTTCAGACCCCCGATAATATTAGTCGATACCGTAGAAAGCGGAAACCAGTGCTTCGCCACGTAGTACCTTAGCTCCATAAACATGGAGGCCACGCACTATGTCACCAAAGCTGCTTGGATCACGAATTACTTCAGTATTAACAATAGTTTGAGCAGTACACGTAGAAGATATGTGACCTGCAATACATTTACCTGCTGCATTAGATGTAGCGGCAATGTTATTAGTCTTGTACATATCAAATCCACGTAGCTTACCAGAGGACACCAAACCATTACGGATTGATCCCTGACCAGCATTGAAATCAGTACTCATCAGTTTTGATGAAGTCTGTACAAGCTGCTCATAGAACTCTGGGTTAGCTAGGAACCAACGACCCTCTTCAGGAACATTTTGCTCGTCAAGCAGACGGGCCATGTGTGAAAGAACATCAATAGGATCATGCTCACCAGAAGCGAAACCAATATCTAAATTACCAGTACCATCAAAAGTACCAGCAGCCAAGTCAGTGGCACTATCTGAACCTAGAATATGATTAGGGCTAGAAGCAGATACACCAGCAAACATAGTGACAAGTACGCCTTGGTCAAAAGCATCACGCAAAGAGTATGCTGCTGAAGATGCAGCTACTTCGCGGAAGTTAACATGAGACATATTAGTTTCAATATCATCTACGATGAACTTGAAAGCATTTGCCGTATCGACAACCAAGTTTACTTCTTGGTCTGTCAGTTTAGTTTGGGTTGTATCTTGACCCCTTTCATACTGATAAACAGTAATCTCTGGTTCTTTGATAATCCGAACTGAATCACCATAAGCCGCAATTTCTCCTGCATAATCAGTATTAGTGATTGCTTCAGCTACAGAAGCCTTACGGAAGAAATTAAGCACCTTCTTACTATAAATAGCAGGAAGGAAATATGAGTTAGTTTGACCACTTACGGAGTTCGCAAAGTTAGCATCGGTATCCGTACTTGGCTCAAAATATTGATCTGATTGGTTATAAGCCATTTTTAATTACCTCAATAAAAGACAAATTATTTAGTCACTCGTCCTTCACTGATAGCTTGATTTATATCATCTTCATACTTATCAAACTCAGCAATGGACATTTTAGCGATTTCCCGTTCAGTCCATATCCTAGGTTGCTTAGTATCAATAGTTTTCGTTTTAGTCGAAACCATGTCTGCTGCGCTTCCTTTAGATGCAGACTTCGTTTTGGTTGACCGTGTAGAAATACCAAGTTCAAGTTTAAACAAATCAATAGCTTTACTAGCTAAACCAGCATTATTTGGATTATTGTATATCCAACTTTGTATTTGTTCAGGCTGTTCTTTTGCCCACTCATGAAATCTTTCATCGCCTCGAATTTCTTCAAAGTCAGGATGCCTTTCACGCAACTCAACTTCAGCTTCTTTCTTAGCTATGTCAGACTCACGTTGTTTCAAAGCTACTAGCTCTTGGCGTATATCTGCCAACTGCTGTTCATTTTGAAAATGAGCTACAGTCTCAACTGTTTCATACAAGTCTGGATTCTTTTTCCTAAAAGCCTCTATCTCTTCAACAGTTTTAGGAGCTTCATAGGCTGGAGCATTTGATTTAGCTTCAGCTACTAACTCTTGTTCACGTTGTTTAAACTCAGAGACTTTGTTGTCATAATGCTTTTTTAGATCATCATAACGCTTTTTATAATTTACCTCTTTCTCTTCAGGGGCTTCAGCTTCATCGCTGGAGGTGGCCTTCTTAGTCTTAGGTTCAAAGAAGAGTCCATCAGCACTATCAAATTTTTTATCCTCTACTTGATCATGCCAATCTTTCTTCATGTTATAAGGATTTGCTTCTTGTTCCTCAATTTTTTCTGCGACAGTCATATTACTTCTCCAAACGGGGCTTGTTGTCTACAAGGTAGCCTATCTATATGTTTCGTCAAACTGATAGGGGCTTGTTACTTCAAGGTAGCCGTATTAACGAATACTAGGCATTTTACTTGAGCCAGCCATCTGTCGCTGAATAATGTCTTCATTACTCATTGATGTTCTGCTCAACATACTCTGCCCACTCATCATACCACCGTCAAAGGCACGTTCAGCATCATCCATCATTCGTTGGAGATTCTCAGCACCTATTTGGTCAGTGGCCTTTCTGGTGAATACAAACTCGCCGTCAGATAATCTGGCGGGTATTGAGTCTGATACACCAGTTCCGGGGCCTTCAACTTCTCCAGCCCCAGAAAACTCAGAAGCAGTTAGCAAGACTTTGTTTAAAATAGAATTAAGTCTAGGGTCTGCTTCTAAAGCATTAGTTAAATATTGTTGTTCTTGTTCGTTTAAAACAGTTCCAACAACATATTTTAAATATTCTTCTTCCATTACATCATCAGGTTTTTGAGATGCCATTGCAGCATCCATTTGATTAGGAGGTATATTTGGGTAAGTATCTACAGGAACCCCACCACCTTCTTGGAAAACTCCACGGCCATGAAGAATATCAGCCTGTGTTACTTTTCCATCACCTGTTAAATCTGGAAATTTAGTTTCACCGCCTTCTGCTTTTCTCAGCATAGGTCTTACATTACGTGCGGCCTCTATTAAACCGCCCATTTCTTTTTTAGCTCTAGAGGAAGCAAAGGCAATAGCTAATGCCTGATCTCTAGATGTTACAGTTTCTCCTGAACTAGACTTTAAATTACCTTCAGAAAACTCATCCATGACAGTTTTAAATTTATTTTTATCCACACTACCACCTTTATTTCTGAATCTACGTGCAGTCTTTGCAGCTTTCTTAGGCTGCTTAGAAAACTGTTTACCTTTTTTTGTGTCCTCTCTTTTCTTTCTAGAGGTTGCAGCATACTCAGAATCAGACATAGCCTGTATAGCTTTCTTTGGCAAATATCTTTCACCTGTAGCTTTTGGGCCTTGCGTAGATGGTTTACCACTTTTGGTAGTCCATTCTTGGTCTGTCCAATCTTTTAAAGATTTCTGAGACTTTTTCATTTACGCTGTGTTCCTTGCTCTTCTAATTGCTTCTTTACCTCTTGCAGCAATCTGAGCCTGTTTAGGTTTCCCTGCCACTTTTGCTCTTTGCTCTAACACAGTTAATATTTGTATTTTTCTAGCAAAAGGTTTATTTATATTTTTTACTTTTTTGACAGTATCCCTTGCGTCCTGTACAGTAGCAAACTTAATACTGACAGTATCTTTAGGATTCTCATCAGTGTATAATCTTCTACCAGAACCTTTTGGCTTTTTACCTGTGCCAACTTTAGGATCTTTTTTAGCCATTATTTATAGCCACCACCTTTAGCTTTATATTCTTTTGCTAACATCTGGGCTTTACGCGCTGACCACTGCCCCGGCTTACCGCCTTTTCCACCAGCTTTAATTTTGTTGAAAAGGTTTTTTCTCATGGTTGGCTTGGTATAATTACCAGCCTCATTAACTCTAGATTTCTTTTTAGTCATCAGATCTCTCTAACTCTACTTGTAACATCTCTTGAACAATTTTGAGCTTCTCTTCTGCTGAAGCTACTTGTTCGATTAACTTGTCTACTTCAGTCACTATATCAGGATGCTCTGCTACACCAACTGAGTTACTTGTATAATTTTCTATGTTTACTGCAAGTTTCTTTAAATCTGCTATGTACTGACTAGACAAAGCCTCTAGTATAGTTATTGTCATTCTTCGTATCCGTTTACGTTATCCCGCAACTTCTCTAAGCGTTCCAGAGAACTCACTCTCCCCTGACTGCGGTACACTTCCAGTTCCGATTGTGCCACCGCCAGTACCCGTAACTCCGACATCTTGGCCTTCTGGAGATACTCCATCAGGGCTTCCCATGTCTCCGGGTTGTTCACTATTGGCTTGAGCTTCCTGACCAGTTGTTTGTCCAGCATTATTTTGTAATCCTATAATCCTAGCCATCACAGCTGCTTCTTCTGGGTCATTTAATATCTCATCTGGGTCAAGTTCCAAAGAGTATGCCAGTTCGCTGATTAGCTTATTTATCTTAATAAAAGGGGCTATTGAAGGATTCTGTGCTGTCTGTAAAAACATAGTCAGTCTTTGACTACGGACTTCTTTCTGCATTAGGCTATTAGTGCCTGTAGCTTTTACTTCTAAATCACCCTCTATGTTTAGCTTTTTATCTAAGAACTGCATATTCCATTGATAATAAGCCTCACCAAGAGGTCTTAGTAAAAAGTCATCTAGATTTTTTATAACTGTTTTTATATTTAATGATGCTGCACCTAGAAGCATTGACATACCGGATGCGGTACGGGTCATGCTCTGTACACCTGTTTGACCATGTGAATAACTAGGTATGCCTGTTTGCTCATCAGCAAGCTGCCTAAACCTGTCAAACATCATCATATTTTCATTAGAAGTATTAGGAAACTTCAATCCGTTTATAGCTGTTCCGGGTACACCTGCTTGTCGTTTAAATATTTTACCCGGATATATCTCCATACTCTGACCGCCAACTAAAGAAGATTCGTCAACATCAAATACTAACGATCCAGATAGGGCAAGATTATCAATAGCCATACGTGCATGACCATTCATAATCTTTTGAGAGTCATCCATATTTTCAGCAACACCTATACCAAAAAAGCTATAGGGATTTCTTTCATACGGAAAAGAATTGTATGGGATTCGATGGGGAGTAAATGGATTAATTACAGCCCTAAGTATATTGCCGTTACAAATCCAAGCATTTATTTGAACTTCATCTAAGTCATCTACTTCTGCTGGGAGTTCTATACCTGCTTGTTGGGCATACTCAGCATCCATTATTCCCCAGTATTCTAAAACTTCATATTGACCAGAACCATAATCATCAGACCTTTGGTCATCTTTTAACTCATGCTCATAATTATCAGGCTCATAGTTTGGCCCCATTCTTAGAGTGTCTCGTATAGCATCCTTATCAAAGTAAGGCATATTTGCTAACGCTCTAACTTGAGACTTATTCATTCTATGGCGGTGGAATGCATATTCACACTCATCCATATTAGTAGCATTAGGGTCTGGATAAAAATCCCAGATGCTAACAAATTCTATTCTTGGAACACGCACCTGAACAGGATTGTATTCTCTTTCTCCAGCTGGATTTTCAGACCATCTATTTAAAACTTTATTAAAGTTAAACGGGCCTTTTACAATACCAGTGCCAAATAACGCACACTCAAATAGAGCGTTGCGTATTTCACTAGAACCTTTAGACTCTTCAATCTGATCATGGATTATTTTTTCCATGCGTCTAGCAGATTCTTGAGCAGGTTTAGTTTCAAAAAACTCAGGTATAGCAGAAGATCCATCTTTAAGAGAATCTTTTAGTACTGCATCTATATCCTCAGTCTCTCCCTTTTCATAGGTTGCCCCGGCATTTAAGACTTTTTCATCACCTGCATACCCTACATTGTAAGGATTATCGGTGCTAGGCTCCGGGGCTGGTAAGCTAGTTTCTATGCTGGGAACCGGATTATTAGTATCAAGGTGTGCATATTCAGCTACACCCTCCGGTTGTTTAGTTTCTGATATTCCAATAGGGAGCTTATTGGAACCAAAAACAACATCTACTAGCTGACCAAAAGCGGCTAGAACTTTAGTCTTAGTAACTTTTACAAAAACTCTTGATTTTTCAGATTCTCTAAATTTATAGTGTTTTGGATAAAGTCCTCTGTAATTGTGATACCCCGTTATCCATCGCCTCTCGTCATGATCTCTGGCGAGTTTAGCAGATGTATAACGATCATAAATAACGCCTACAAACTGGTTATAGATAGCATTTTCAAGGTTTATATTTTTACCTTGTTCGCCTTCTACATCCTGAAAGTAGGCACTATTCGCGTCACCTGTCAAAGAGTTTTCTTCAGACATATTATGGTAGTGTTATAAAATCAATTACAAATGTAACAGTCGTTGCAGCTGTAGCTAAGTCACTTGCAAGAGGCTTCAGACGAATGTGCAAAGTCCTTTCAGTTGTACTAGCAAGAGATGCTGCAAGAGTCATAGCCTCTGATGTTGCAGGGCCACCGCTCATGTTTGCAAACTTATTAGCTGCTGCTGGAATACCATTCTCAACAATAAACAAAGGTGTATTAGCAGCAATAGTTACTGCGCTACCACCATCATCAGCGATTGCTTTCTCATCAATGATTTGACCACCACCTGCGGAGGTTCCTAAATCAAAGTCAATATCATCACCAGATGAGCCTCCAGTAACCAAGTTACCTGCTGCAATCATGATAATATTTTTAATTGATGTTCCTGCTGGCTGAGTAAAACTTACATCATAAGTAGCGTTAGCTGTAACTGCGATAGTGCCTGTAGTTGTTGTAGCTTGTGCGCCTACTCGCGTTGCAAGATCACGAACATCTCCAACACGGGGAGATCCTGCATCATCGCGTACATCTATGACTCCGGGTAATGCTGACATTTTGGCTTCTCCTATTAATAACCAAATTCTGAATCTAATGGTGTAAATGCTTGTTCCCGATGCATATGCCTAATTCTAGTCAAAGGATCTGCTATTCTTGGTCTTGACATTATCAAGTACCTAAGTGCATCGTAAGCATGATCCGAGGCATGAGTATCCACATCCTCTGGATTAGTTCTATCTAGGGGAATACTTTGAAGTTCGCGTATCAGATTAGGGCAACTGTTAAATATCTGCAAACGTGGCCTTCCGCTTTGCTGCAACTTCAAGTATTCGTGAACCTGTATTTTTCCCTGTATACGATTCTTATCGGCTCTTCTTAGCTTGTGTCCCACACGCATAAGGGCTTCACCGACTGTTGGGCCTGTAGAACCTGTCTTAGCCCAAGCAGCTGTATCAAGAACTCCGGGTACAGAAAATGGATCTTGTACTTCCATTTCTAATATCATCTGTCCCAGATCTTCACCCGTAAGTCCTTTACGGTACAACTCTCTATATATTATCAGTGTGCCATCTGTAGGATCAACTGCTCCCCAGACACAGGCACTTTCTGATGCATATCCGTAGTCAATCCCTTTGACCCTTTCCCATCCTATAGGAATCTCAAATGGTGTAACTACATGGGTAGCTGTTTCAAACTCTGTGAAAGCAGCACCCTCTGCTATCTCCCAATTACCCTCTAGTAATTGTTTTCTTTGGATGGCTGGAAGAGCTTTGAGCATCTCTTCATAACGACCATCTGCTGCAAGATAGGGATTATCATCTAGTCTTGCAGGTATAAACTTTCTAGTTAGACCATCCTCACCTGTAAAAGATTCATTAGGAGGATATGGTAATATATATCTTTTCTTTACCCAATGTGCGCCAACACCACCGGGGTTAGCGGTACACCGCATATAAGGAACAATATCTGGGTCAGTTGTACGAAGTCGTGAAGCCAGATAATTCCAACCAAACTCTGTGGGTAGGTGAGTAATCTCATCAAAACCTATCCAACTGTATGCTTGTCCTTGATAGCGGTAGACATCTGCATCTCGCTCCAAGAATCCAAATTCAACTTTAGCTCCGCTGGGGAAGTTCCAAAGTTTTTCGACCTCCCGATACTTACAACCGGGGAAAGCCCTTGGGTAAAGCTCTCTAGACTTATCTATTAACTCTCTAAGTTCTGGCATAGAGCGTCTAAGTATTAACGCCCTGTGTGCGGGTCTATGAGCGTATCTGAGAGGATCTATCAACATAGCATAGGACTTACCGCCCCCTGCTGCTCCACCGTACAATACGTCCCTCTCAGGAGCAGCTAAGAAGTCTGTCTGTGGCCCTGAGTTTGGTTTGAAGATAACATTGTCGTTAGCTTCTTCCCGTAAGGCTTTTGGAACCTTTGACAGAACATCATCTGTAATTATTTTATTATTATTATTATCTAACTTTTGTAAAGTTTCTTTAGAGGCTTTTAGTTTTTCTCGTTGCTGAGATAGTTTAACTCTTGTACGTTCTGCTTCTTTTTCTTTTTTGCGTACAGTTCTCCGCGCCTGTATCTTTGCTTTCGTTTCTGAGTGGTAATTATAGCCTCTACCTTTTGCACCCTTTGGTCTACCACCTTTGCGTCTAGGAGTTCCGTCTTTCTTTAAAACGAAATTACCTTCCGAATCTTTGAGGTAGTTCTCAGGATTTTTCTCCCAATCTTCCATTAATAATATTCTTTAACCCGACATGGCTTATACTTCTGCCTGTCATATGAGATAACCAATCAGCACCCTCGCGCAATGACATCATATCAGAGGATACAAGTTCTTTTATTTTATCTAAAGATTCTAGCTGTTGCTCTATAGGCTCCAAAGTCTTTTCATCTTCAGATAGTTTATACCCAAAAGGTATTGTGCTGCTAGTTCGCCTCATTAGCTTTTGCGGGTAATATAAATAAACCCCCATTCATATTATTATTTACATCTAATCTTTCTTGTTTTCCAAGTCCTGTACGGTCTAGTATGGTCTGTGCAGCCTGAAGTCTCATGTTTGCCTGTGGTATAGGCTGATCAGAGTGCATAACCTCTACAAGTTTCATAGCGGCTTGGGGTGCTGACTGAGCAAGAATGTTAGAGGCCAGTTCTATGATTTCAGTTTTGAGTGCCTTGACAACCTGCCAATGTCCATTCGCGGCATATCCCGCTAACTCAGCAGCTTTCTTAGGATCACCTCCAGTTTCAACCAGATAGTCCAAGAAATCTTTTTGTTTTACAGTTAATTCTTTATTCATTTTATAGTATTATAGTCCTAAATAGAGGTTTTGTCAAGTATTATTTAATATTATACTAAATAACTTGACAAAATGCTCTGTGAACTGTATAATATTCTTTGTACCCTCCGGGTTCATAGCTATATAGGCATGACAATCCTATCGGATTGAGTCTTTAAAGGCTGTATGGCCCTAAAATACTTTAAAGTATCCCGCCCTGAACTGCTTAACACTCCAAAATCTCCAAAATATGTGTATATTAGTATATATATATGGGGGGTGGCATGGCCTCCTGCCCAGACCTCTAAAGACTAACAGTCTTTAGAGGTCTGAAAAGATTAATAGTCTAACTTGTTAGACTATTAAGACTCCCAAGACTTCAGAATCTTTTAAGTTCTTAAAAGATTCTGTCCCAAGATCTCCCTAGTTTACAAAATCTCAAGAGATTTAGTAAGTCTTTAGAATAAATTTTATAGACTCAAGAGTCTATAAAATTCAACAGGTTATAGAGTATTTAGCAAGCTAAATAATCTATACCCAGAGATTCTTCACACATAGCTTTCTTCACGCCTTTTCCTAGGCATTATGCGCCTCAAAAATCACCCAGCAAGAAAGATACCCCTAGACCCTTAGAGCTTTTTAGTGTCCCCTCACTTGTGAGGGACACTTAAAAGTCTCTTAGGAGATCGGCCAGAGCAACACAGCACCGAGCCGATCAGTCAAACTTACGCACAAAAACTCAAGGAGTTTTACACATGAAAGTTGAATTTACACTTGACTACGTCAAAGGTTTTGAGTGTGGACTGTTCACCGCCAAAGAAGTCACCGAATCAAAGCCCACGATTAAACTCACGATTGATCCAAACGATCCCGAGTACGATAAACTCCTTGAGTTTATACAAGCTGCTCAGAACCGAAGGATCAGCGGAAGATAGACCCTTAGGACTTTTTAGTCTCCCTTACTTGTGAGGGAGACTTAAAAGCTCCTTAGCACCACCAACAAACCACAACACAACTTTAAAAATCGGAGATTTTTACTATGACAACTTCAACTACTTTGAATGAAATTCAAGCAACTCCTAAGCAGTACTTTGGCCTAGCAGGTAAGTTTGCTTACCTGATCTGTGAATCTCTGGGGATTCCAGAGATCAAGTTTCCAATCATTCGGAAGCGTTGCTTGGGAGTTTTATACTCCCAGTTCCCGGCTTCTTCCATGACTCGGGGAAAAGCTCAAGAGCTTTTCGAGATTTCTACAGTCCCAGCTTACCTTACTCGTAAGGTCAAGACCGAGGACATGGTGGAGCCAAAGGCTCCGGTCAAAGTCAAAGCGACCAAGAAGGTCGCCAAGCGTACAGCAACCAAGAAGGTTGCCAAGCGTACAGCGACCAAGGTCGCCAAGAAGTCTACTCCCAAGGTCGCTGCTAAAGCAGCACCGAGTGATTTAGAAAAGCGCATGGCCTTCGTAGAAGGCGAGGTCAGTAAAATGTCTGAGGATGTAAATCTTATCAAGTCTACGCTTGATCAGCTTGTAACTCAGCTTAAACTTGCCTAAAGGCAAAACGCTCAGGAGGGCTTCGGCCCTCTTGAGTTTTTAGGAGTATCTAATAATGATATATTTAAATATTTTATATTATCTTCTCAGTCCTCACTGGATTCTAGAGAGTTATAATAAATATAAATTCAGTAGAAAAACTGAAGGAATTTACAAAGAAACTAACGTAGTTAGAATCTCTAAACCTTTTGGCCGTAAAGGTTCTAGAGTTTATTACTTCAAGCGGCGAAGGAGTTTAATATGATTAAATACTTTTATAAACTCTCTAGGGCTACTGACCCTAAACGTAGAACTTTTACTAACAGAATTACTAGGACTCAGTTTAAAAAACTGTTTGATAGTACTCCTCATAGTAAATCTGTTTGGAAACATGGAACCAGAAAAGCTATATCTGGTTTCAGATGTGTTAAAGCTCCGAACAGAGTTTAATAATATTTAAAAGATTTAGAAGACCTCTTACGGTAGTGAGAGGTCTTCAAAATCTAAAAACCAACCAGTGTGGAGAGCGGCTATGCTTTTGAGCAACGAAGAAAAGATGCGAATGAAAGAGAGATTCGAGAACCAAGATTATATCTGCAAGGCTTATTATAATTACTTTGGGGAGAGTGATTATATCTGGAATTGGATGGGTCATCTTGGCTACAGGTTTTCAAGAATGTCTAATGCAGAGATTCAGACTTGGGCTGATCATGTTGATTATGAGTTAGGTTTAGATACTGAGGAGATTTAATATGTTAGTAGAAAGAACTTCCGTTATTTCAGGACAAGTTAATACAATGTCTTTGCCGATCACAGTAGATCAGTTAGAGAATTATTATCTTAAAGGTATGCTGCTTCAGGATGCCTTTCCAAATCTCTCATCAAGTCAGAGAGAGTTTATTAAAACTGGTATCACTTCTAAGGAATGGGATAATTTATTTGGAGAGGAGTGATCAGTTATAATTTATTTAAAAGATTTAGAAGACCTCTTACGGTAGTGAGAGGTCTTCAAAATCTAAAAGGAGCCGAGCATGACCAATGAAGATTGGGAAGAACTTTTTGAGTGCATATGTTTTGTACTCACCCTACCAACCATAATATTATTTTTTATCTTTTTGGAGCTAATATGATTGATATTTCAGTACATAAAATTACAAACATAGCTATAGACACTCCCCGTATTGATAATAACTGGGTACAGTTTACCATTAAAAACACTTACGGTCAGGAGTGTGAAGTGACTATGTTTCTTAACCAGTATGGTGACGATAAGGTTACTCTTTATGAGTTCCTTCATGAGCTTAGAGACTCTACAGAGCAAGCAATCAAGGGGCTATTAGATGTTCAGCAATCACAATCCGAAGATTAATCATTTCGCACAGCGTAGTCCAGATAATTTATTTCTAGTTATCATGATGGTCTCCCTTAGCATCCAGCAAAAATGGGTGCTAGTGGGAGATATGATGGTTGATATGAAACAAAATAAACTAGACTCTAAGTTTATCTGGGGCAACAAAAAGAATACTTATAAGTACATAAGTACTCATAAGCATTTTATCTACGGTCAGATGATGGCCGTTATTAACTCCAACAAATCAGATACTTCAAAGTCACACAGTCTTATGAAGATATTTCTACAGATTGATGGTCTTGGATTGGCTAAAGCTGGCTTTGTTTGCCAGTTAGTCGCTGGTTTGGTTGGCTGTATTGATGTTCACAATATTAAACAATATAATATTAAACCTGATCTGTTGGTTTATAATAAAACTGTAAAGACTAAGAGAGGTCAGGAAGCTAACGAAAAAAGGCTTCAGGAGTATGTAGCTCTCTGTGAAATCTATACATCTGAGAGGCTCTGGAACGCTTGGTGTGCATTGATAGCTGATAAGTATCCTAAGGATTTCTTAGATGACTATCATGTATCAGAGTTACATTATACTTATTTACTTAACTAGGGAGCAATGCTATGGCATCGTTTGAGAAAGATAAACTAAAAGAGCAGTTAGCTAAAGATATTAAAAATTATCTAGAGCAAGGGGGTGTTGTTAATAAATTACCTGTATGTCCTGAAGTTACAAAGATTAAGAAAGAGATTGATAGAAAATATTTTAATAAGTTTTAAAAGGTCTTTAACGTAGTGAAAGACCTTTCTAAAACATATAAGGAGCCGACCATGACAGAGCATGACAAAGAACGATTTCTTCGAGAGATGTTGGAAGATGTTGATAAAGCTAGACACGTTGTATCAGCAATACTTGATAATAATCAGATAAGTCCAATGACAGGCTTAATAGCTTTAAAAACTCTGGTTCGTCAAGTATCTGCCACTATGGATGATGCTAATTTAGATGCATCAGATACTATAGTTGATGCTATCTGGGAAGATTGTTTAAAGGATCAGATGGAAGCGATGTATTCGGGATCATGTCACTAATGTTTAATATATATATAGAGCCAGTTATGGATGAGTTTCAGGGTACGCCTTTTGTATATTATGAAGTTAGTTCTAGTTTCTCTGATGAAGTTACAATAACTCAAGATTGGAATAGAGCTAATGAGATAGCAGAAGAAATAGCACAGGAGCATCTTAATGAAAACAATTATTCACGTTAATCAGCACAATATTAAGGCTAATGCTAAAGGAGCTAACAAGCCTGTCATAACAGTAAAGACTTATAAATCAAATACTTACTGCAATCGGGTCAAGTTTACCGATGGCGAGATAAAGTACTCACCGGATAAACCATTATCCTGTGGTGCTAAAGTATGGATAGAAACCAACCAACCTGTAGAGATACTAGACTAAGGAGCTACATATGAATGTTGTTAGATTAAATAATCACATTTTCGGTGATGGATTTGGTGACGCTGACTTTGATATTGATTTGAAGCAGCTACATTTTAGTGCTAGATCACCATCTGATTATCATAACCAATGGCACGTAACTAACAAACGAGCCGTTATTCGTACTGATACTAATCAGTGTCTTGGTGTTGTCGGCCCTAATTATAAGCCAGTAAATCATAGAGATATGATAGCTAATCAACGGGCTATGATTATGCGGAGTGATCTTAATACTAGAGATATTACCGAGTCTATTGTTACTGATCGTTACGGTGCTAGATGTTATGTAAAGCATACTTTGCCTAATCAGTTCTTAGAAACTCCTGACGGTGACACAGCTGCTCTGAGTTTCCTTGGAGTTAATAGCTTTGATGGTCTGTTCAGCTTCATGCTGTCGGCAGGAGCTAGGCAGTCAGCTTGTATGAATGGTCAGGTATTTACAGAGGGTAGCTCTACCATATATAAAGCTAGGCATACTCGACAGCTAGATATTCACAAGGGTTCTCAGATTGTTGGTAAAGGTCTAGAGGTAATGATGCAGCAGAATGAGCTATGGAAAATATGGTATAAGACTGTTCCATCTCAGGAGATAATTAATACTATCTTTGCTGAAGCTGTTGGTATGAACTACATGGATGAAGATATTCATAAGAATAGAAACTATATCTATCTCTGGAAGGCTTACACTGAGACTTATTCTAAGCGTCAAGGTAACAATCTATGGGCAGTTTATAATGCTCTGACCGATTGGGCTACTCACTGCCAGCCAGCCCGTAAAGGAGCCTCAGTAATATCCTTACAGAATCGTAGAGCCAATAAGGTCTCTAAGATTATCTCTAATGACCGTCTGTTTCGACAGGCAGCATGATGGTTAGTGAGTCTACACTAGCTGATCTAGTAGAACTAAGGGATGCCCTTCAGGGGTGTCCTTTAGATTCTAGATCTGATTTATTATTCGTATGTTCACTAGATAATGTTATCAGTTACTTACAGGAGCAAAGTAATGGACAGAGAGAAGTTTTATCACAAGATTGATGATTGGGTTGCATATAACTTTACAAAGATAGATTGTCAGCTTCCTTCACCGACCTTTATACAAAGGTTTATTCATTTTGTTGAGGCAGAGTTAGCAGCATACGCAAAAAGCGATAGAGATAAACTCATGCCTTGGACACAAGTAAACTCAAACACAGAGCTAGATCAGCTATTGCCTATATGTTTTACAGCATACATTAACCAAGGAGCTAAACACTAATGAAAGAAGTAGATCACTCAGCATCAAACCAGACCATAGCTAACTATCTAGGCGATAATATTTATAGTAAAGAAGTTTATTATCCTAACCTAGATACCGCATATGACTCCATGAAGAACCAATGGGATTCTAATTATAAGTATGAGATCAGTGTTGACAGTGATAAGAAAATAACAGTGAAGGCTTATAACAACTGGAGCAAGGAGTTTATAGGATACTTGGGAGAATACTAATGGATAAATTCACAGCTAAACACAGGGTTACTCAACTAATTGCACATAATTTTATACACGTTGAATCGACTGATGACTATGTACCAACATTTAATAACTTAAAAAATACTGTTGATAATGTAGAAGAATTATTACTTGATTTAATAGATAAAATTTACAAAGAAGAAGAACCTACACTATGTAAGCGGTGCTTAATTGCAATGGCAAGGCGTAAGGAGAAACTAAATGACTACCAATAAAGCGTTACAAACTATATTCGAGTGTGCTGATTACGATCAGGATGAGAATGTAGCTAGAGAGTGGGAAAGAGCTATGGCTTATATTGTTAATCAACTAGGCGTAGTCTTTGATGGTGAGACCGAGCAATGGGTAACTGCTGATGAGGGGCATCCAGCGTGAATATATTTTATTTAGATCATGACCCTGTAACCTGTGCTAAACAGCACTGTGATAAACACGTAGTCAAGATGATACTTGAGTATGCACAGTTATTATCTACTGCTCACAGGATGCTTGATGGTAAACAGTATTATGAGCCATCAAGACGTTCTGGTCGCATGGTCAAGAGATTTCATCTCGACGGCAGTAGAAGTAAGTTGTATCATGCTACTCATATGCACCATCCTTCCGCTGTTTGGTGCAGAGAAACTGTTAGCAATTACATATGGTTATCAGACTTATTTAATGCTTTACTTGATGAATATACTTATCGTTATGAGAAGGTTCATAAGTGTGCAGAGCTAAAAGGATTGCTAATGGAAGCTCCTGATAATATTAAGTTAGGAGTTTTTACACCTCCCACACTAGCGATGCCTCAAGAAAACAAAGTTTCGGATTGTAACATTGAGTGTTACCGTGACTATTACCATACTAAACACTTTGCTAAGTGGACTAACAGACCTATACCGGAGTGGTTTCATGGCTAGTAACTATACTCAGCATCAGCTACTACAGAGAGTAGCTGTAATGACTAATAAAGAATATGATAACTATATAATGAATAAGGAGGCGTTAGACCTTTGGTATAAAGTACACACAGAAGGAGTAAAAAGTGGAACAACATCTAGAATTAAAAGATTTTTTACTAAATCCAAAGATGGGTGACAAGGCTACTACTTGGTTTTATGTTGATGGGTTGAGATTATGTGACATATCCATAGGCAGAAAGTATGTTTTTGTTAAACCTTTACATGGTAATTACGTTAAAAAGAAACATACAATACGGAAAGCAAAGGAGATATTAAAGAATATGTATTGGCAAGCAGCATCCACTGATGCATACTATAAGGCTTTAGAGTCGGGTAGAAAGCGTAAACCTAAAAACTGGGAGAAGAGTTATGTTTGAAATTGTTTTTGGTTGTGTTATACTTGGATATATATTATACATAACATTTAATAGACCAACATAAGGAGTTATAGATATGGCTATTGTTGAAGGTACAGCGTATTGGGCTAGTGTTAAACGTCCTAATACAACATATGAACCTGTATATACTGTGAATCTTGTAGTAGCTGATGAGACTGCAAAGGACTTCAAGCGTAGAGGTTTTACAGTTAAAGATATGGCTGAAGGGCCAGCACTAATTATTAAACGTAAAGTAAACGGTGCTAAGGGTCAGAGAGAAGCACCAAAGCTCTATGATCGCATGAAGAATGAGATAGATGTAGAGGTTGGTAATGGCTCTAAGGTTAAAGTCCAGTACCGTGAGTGGGAGATGGACAGAGGCCAGCAGCATTTCCAAGGTCTAGAGTTTATGGCTATGCAAGTTATAGACTTAGTTCCTTACAACAGTGGAGGTGCTGGGGATGAGTTTGATGTGGAGGATGAGATGGAGGACGAGTTGTAATGTCTGCCATCTATAAAGCCAAGGACGGCAAATCCTATGATGTATCTAAGTTTTCAGAGTTAGCTCAAGAAAATTTTAATCTTGCCGCTGAGATAGAGGCAGAGATACAGGTTCTACAAAAGAAAATGAAAGTAATATCACTAGCCAGAGATTCTATTATTGTATGGCTAGAGGATAAAGGATTGTGTGAGGAAGCGTTGTGTGCTGACGATTAGGGGGCTTCGGCCCCCGTTTTTTTAAGGAGCGATTAATGGCATTTGTAAAAACACATTTACCCTGTCCTGACTGTGGTGGCAGCGATCCAGCTGCTTTGAATGAAGATGGTTCTATGTACTGTTTCAGCTGTGACAAGCTGACTCCTGCACCTAGAGATCATCACCCCTCTCCACAGCCAATAGAATTTAAAACATATAAAAACAACTCTATGAATACCTCTGACGGTTCGTTCAATGAGCTTACAGATAGGGGTATCTCCCTAAATACCGCTAAGAAATATGGAGTTAAAAGTATATTAAACTCCAAGGGTGAGGTGGATACTCATATCTATCCATACTATAACGTCAATGAGATCGGTGCTTATAAGCTGCGTGATGCTAATAAGACTTTCTTTTGGCAAGGCTCATCTGCTGGTACAGGTTTGTTCGGCCAGCAGCTGTTCCAAGAGAAGGGTAAGTTTATAACTATCACTGAGGGTGAGTGCGATGCTATGGCAGCTTACGAGTTGCTAGGATCTAAATACCCTGTAGTGTCTCTGAAGAATGGTGCAGCTGGTGGAGTCAGAGATGTTAAGGCTTCTTTAGAGTTTCTTGAGAAGTTCGACAAGATAGTAATAAACTTTGACAATGACTCTCCGGGCAGAGAAGCGGCTAGAAAAGTTGCTAGGCTCTTTACTCCCGGCAAAGCCTTAATACTAACCTTACCAGAGGAGTATAAAGATGCTAATGATATGCTTCGCAGTGGTAATCATAGACTGTTTACTACTTCTTGGTGGTCGGCAAAGCCGTATACACCTTCAGGAATAATGAGTGCAAAGGACATCATGGATAAATATCATGAGCGTCCTCAGAAAGAATCCATAGCTTATCCTTGGCATGGATTGAATGAAAAGCTATATGGCCTAAGAACCGGAGAGCTAGTTACATTTACAGGTGGGACAGGGCTAGGTAAGTCCAGCATCACCAGAGAGTTAGAACACTGGTTGATAAAGAACACTAAAGATAATGTAGGTATTATAGCTCTTGAAGAAGATTACTATAAGACTGCTGACTGTCTGGTGTCGATTGAGGCCAATGCAAGATTATATATAGACCACATCAGAAAAGAGTTCCCTAGAGAGCAGTTAGATACTATGCTCAATAATCTGTTCGGTGATGATAGAGTATGGATACACTCTCACTTTGGTTCTAATGATCTGGATGAGATATTCTCCAAGATCAGATATATGATTGTTGGCTGTGATTGTAAATGGATAGTTGTAGATCACCTACATATGTTACTGTCTGCTAGTGCAGAAGGTGATGAGCGTAGGACTATTGATACAATAATGCATAAGCTCAGATCTATCGTTGAAGAAACAGATGTAGGTATGCTGCTAGTATCCCATCTGAAAAGGATAGAGGGCAACAGAGGTCATGAGAATGGAGTTACAGTTAATCTAAGCCATCTCAGAGGCTCTCAGTCTATAGCTCAGTTGTCTGATTGTGTGATAGCTTTGGAGCGTAATCAACAATCTGATGATCCTAATGAAGCAAATACAACACACGTTAGAGTATTGAAGTCTAGATATACTGGTGATGTTGGTATGGCTACACATTTAATCTATGATAAAGAAACTGGCAGACTGTCAGAGCTTTTAGATTATGGTGATGAAGACGAGTTAGATATAGAAGAGGAACTATGAAGTCCTTAGTATTTGATATAGAAACAGATGGCATTACAGATGTTACAGTTATCTGGTGTATATCAGCTGTGGATTTAGACAGTAATGATATTTATGAGTTTGGCCCTGATCAAATAGATGAGGGTGTGGCATTGCTAAATAGTGCTGACAAACTCATAGGACACAACATAATCAACTATGATATTCCTTGGATACGCAAGCTGTGTGGAGTTGATCTGTCAGATAAGAAGCTGGTAGACACTCTTGTAATATCTAGGTTATTTAATCCAGTGCGTGAGGGAGGTCATGGCCTGAAACAGTGGGGTGAGTCTATAGGATACTCTAAAGTGGAGTACGATGACTTTTCTGGATTTGATGAGGGTATGTTAGAGAGATGCACCGGAGATGTTATACTAAATAAAAAAGTATACTACGAACTTCGTAAAGAGGCGGCTGGGTTCTCTAAGCAGTCTATAGATATAGAGAATACAGTCGCTAGTATACTCAAAGAACAGGAAGATCATGGCTTCTTACTAGATCAGAAAGCAGGAACTATCTTACTAGCAGAACTCCAAGAAGAGATGGACAAAGTTACATCTGAGGTGAAGAAGAGATTCAAACCCAAGGTAGAAAAGATAGAGATATTTAGAAGGAGAACTAAGACAGGTGCTATCTCTAGAATGGGAGAGACACTAGAGGGTAAAGGCGTCAGACTAACTGGTGATGACTTCCAAGAGCTAAAAAAGAAAGGCTCTATCATAAGAGAGAAGCGCATAGAGTTTAACTTAGGATCTAGGAAACAAGTAGGAGAGTATCTACAGGAGTTCGGTTGGAAGCCTAAGAAGTTTACTCCTACGGGTCAGCCAATGGTTGATGAAAAGATATTATCCAATGTAAAGAATATACCAGAGGCATCACTTATAGCTAAGTATCTGATGCTTCAAAAGCGAATAGCTCAAGTGAACGCATGGTTCAAAGAGCTAGGAGAAGATGGCAGAGTTCATGGTTTTGTTAATCATAATGGCACTGTCACTGGTAGAATGACTCACAGGAACCCCAACATGGCTCAAGTTCCTAACTGTTCCGCTCCTTACGGTAAGGAATGTAGAGCCTGTTGGGTAGTTCCTCCTAATTACAAATTAGTAGGGATTGATGCCAGCGGATTGGAGCTTAGGATGCTGGCTCATTATATGAATGATGAGGGGTTTATAGATGAAATACTCAATGGAGACATACACACAGCTAATCAAAGACTTGCAGGACTTGAATCAAGAAATCAGGCTAAGACATTCATCTATGCACTTATATACGGAGCAGGAGATGAAAAAATCGGCACAGTGGTTGGAGGAAACAAACAAGATGGCAAGAGACTTAGAGAATCTTTCCTCAATAATCTCCCATCATTTAGAACTCTTATCTATAAGGTATCAAGAGCAGCTACAAAAGGCTTCCTGAAAGGATTAGATGGCAGAAAGATAAAAGTAAGATCGCAACACAGTGCCTTAAATGCTCTTCTTCAGGGTGGTGGGGCTATCGTTATGAAGAAAGCACTGATGATATTTCATGAAGAGATACAGCAGTACGGTGCTGTTGTAGTAGCAAACATACATGATGAGTGGCAGGTAGAAGTACCTTGGCAACACGCTGATGAAGTTGGTAAAGCAGGTGTCAGAGCGATTATACAAGCTGGTAAAGATCTAGAACTTAAATGTCCTTTAGATGGTGAATATAAAATAGGAGCAAACTGGAGTGAAACACACTGATAATTTAAATAGTCAAGTAGAGATGTTTCCTAAGGCTTATGATATAGAAGGCAATGAATTAAAAGGAAGTCATCAGAAAATATATGACGCTATGAAAGATGGAGAGTGGATGACCTTAGAGACTCTGGCTAAGAAAGTAAAAATGACAGGCTCAGGAGCTTCTGCCTGTATGAGAAACTTACGAATGCCCAAATTTGGTAGCTACACAGTAGAGAGAAAGCATATAAAGGGAACGCTTTATAAATACAGGTTAGTATTATGAAACATAATCCAAGTAGAGTAGGTGATCTAGCAGAGCATTATGCTATCACTTGGTTGTGGGATAATGGATACCATGTCTTTAAGAACTGTGGATGTACAGGGCCAGTTGATATTGTTGCCCTATCCCCTGATGGGAAGATAACTTTGATTGATGTTAAATCATACAAGGACGCTAGACTCTCCTCTAAAACAAATGAACAGAAAAAATTAGGAGTACAATATCTACACTACAATTCAGAAACACGTAAATGTAGATTTGTGAAACACAAAGATGAAATCACTAAGTAATTTAATAGAAGATATATACAAAAATATACAGCCTATATGCGATGGCGAGTCTCTGGACTTATCTGAAGAGCAGATAGATAAGTTCGGAGAAGACATGAAAAATATTTTACGGAACTGGTCTAATCCTTCTGTTAGAGATTCTAAGTTCACGTTAAGAATGTCTAATGTAGGAAAGCCTTTGCGCCAGCTTTGGTATGACAGCAAAAGCGAGATTGATTCTTCTGTTACTCCAATTACAATGATCAAGTTCTTGTATGGGCATATACTTGAAGAAGTTGTTTTGATGCTTGCCCGATTATCTGGACATGAAGTATCAGATGAGCAGAAAGAAGTTACAGTCAATGATGTCAAAGGCCACATGGACTGTAAGATTGATGGTGAAGTTGTAGATGTAAAGACTGCATCATCCTTTGCATTCAAGAAGTTTAAATACGGAACGCTGCCTGATGATGATCCTTTTGGATATATCTCTCAGCTTTCAGGCTATGAACAGTCAGAAGGCACTACAGGTGGTGGATTCCTTGTTATCAACAAAGAAACAGGAGAGCTTACCTTCTATGCTCCTGATGAGTTTGATAAGATTGATACAAGTAAAAGAATAAAAACTATTAGGAAAGCATTCAAGTCTGAAACTCCTCCCGACAAGTGTTATCCAGAGGTTCCTGAAGGCACTAAGGGCAACATGAAAATACACAGAGGATGCTCTTATTGCCCACATAAGTTTGTATGCCATGCAGATTCTAATGATGGTCAAGGTCTAAGAGGATTTAGATACGCAAAAGGCGTGACCTATTTCACTAAGGTTGTTAAAGAGCCTAACGTAGAGGAAGTTTTGTGAACGGTAGAAAGAGTAAACTTTGCCGCAGACTAGGTAAAGAAATGGCATTAGAGTGGTTGAAAACTCTAGTCAGTAAGGAAGAAGCAGAGCAGATAAATAGCAGTAATTTCATGCCTCTCATGCCAAAACAAACACATATAATGAATGAAGGTCAGATGCGTTTGATGCCTAATAGCATTAAGTGGTTCTATAAAAGAGTAAAAGAATACGGTGTCAACGAAATCGAAGATAGAAAACTTAGAATCACTAAGGCTTGATGAGCTTATTATCTCTGTTAGCGCATATTTGTTATCACAAGATGGTAATCTCAGTGGTATACCTGATGTTGTCATAGAGAGGCTCTGCGACTTAGCCGACTATGAATTAGTTTTAAGATCGGAGAGTCCTTTACATTGAGCAAGTCTAGGATAAGAAAAGGCTACAGGAAGAATAGAGTTAAGCGTCCTGTAGAGAAAGATGTTCCTACCAATTATGATTCCATTTGGGAATATAACTTGCATAATGGTCTTCTGAAAAACTGGAAGCATCATGGCGAGAAAGTCCCCTATGTAGTTAATCATACTTATCACCCAGACTTCAGCAAGAAAATGGGTAGAAAGACTTACCTTATTGAAGCTAAAGGAAGATTCTGGGACTACGCTGAGTTCAGTAAATACCTTTGGATTAAGAAAGCACTACCTAAAAATGTAGAGCTAGTGTTTTTATTTGCTAATCCAGCTGCCCCTATGCCACAGGCTAAACGCAGAAAAGATGGTACTAAACGTAGCCATGCTGAGTGGGCAGCATCCAATGGCTTCAAGTGGTTTAGTGAAGAGAGTATACCTGATGATTGGATTGATAAAAAATACAGAGAGAGTGAGCAGTTTAAGAAAGAGTACTTTGATATAGATAAGGAGCAAGAATGAGTGATTCAGTAAACAAACCAGCACACTACAACAATGGCCCTGTGGAGTGTATTGAAGCCATAGAGAGTATGCTTTCAAGTGAAGAATACATAGGCTATCTACGAGGCAATAGTTTAAAATACAGATGGAGGTTTAGATATAAAAACGGGATAGAAGATTTACGCAAGGCAAGATGGTACGAAGAGAGACTTATAAAATTCATGGAAGTAAATGGATTATGACTATTAAAATTGGCATACAAGATTATAAAGGTATAAAGATAGACTACTCCCGTGAGTCTTTGCTGGGAGACTTTGCAATAGCGACCCTGAAAGATAGATACTTTTGGGATAAAGAAGAATATGCCCAAGAAGCGTTTGCTAGGGCAGCAATATTTGGAGCAACTTATGGTGAAACTACTGACTACGCTTTGGCACAACGGCTTTATGACTATAGTAGCCTACTTTGGTTCATGTTTAGCACTCCTATACTTAGTAACGGGGGTACAAGCCGTGGGCTTCCTATCAGCTGTTTTCTTAATTATGTTCCTGATTCCCGTTTTGGTTTATCTAATCACTATGATGAGAACATATGGCTTGCAAGTGGAGGTGGAGGCATTGGTGGATACTGGGGCGATGTTCGCAGTAACGGTGTGGATACTTCTAATGGCAGCAAGTCAACTGGTTCAATTCCATTTATGCACGTAGTTGATAGTCAAATGCTGGCTTTCAATCAGGGAGTTACCCGGAGAGGAAGCTACGCTGCATATATGAATATCTCTCACCCAGAGATAGAAGAATTTATAAATATGCGTAAGACCACTGGCGGTGACATAAATAGGAAGTGTTTAAATTTACATAATGGTGTCAATATAACTGATGCTTTTCTAGAGGCTGTGAAGTGTGATGACGATTGGAGACTCATTGACCCTAAAACAAACACAGCTATAAAGACTGTATCAGCTAGAGATCTTTGGTGGCTTCTAATATCTACTAGGGCAGAAACAGGTGAGCCTTACATCATAAATATAGATAGATGTAATGAGAGCTTGCCTGATGAGCAGAAAGCACTAGGTCTAGATATAAAGCAAAGTAATCTCTGTTCTGAGATAACACTAGCAACATCAGAGGATCGTACAGCTGTGTGCTGTCTGTCTAGTGTAAATCTAGAGTACTTTGATGATTGGTCTGTTGTAGACACATTCATACCTGACCTAATCACTATGCTAGATAATGTAATCCAACACTTTATAAACCACTCTCTTGATAGCTCTTGGCCTAACCACAATGAATATATGCGAGATAAGTCCTTGAGCTACTCTCAGTTTAAAGATATTTGTAGAGAAGACAGGATAGGTTATTCAAAAGCTGCGTATTCAGCTTATCGTGAAAGATCTCTGGGGCTAGGGGCTATGGGATTTCACAGCTATTTACAGAAGAATAACATAGCCTTTGAGAGTATGTATGCTGCATCATTTAATCATAAATCTTTTTCTTTGATAAAAGATCGGGCTGCTGCTGCATCACGTAGTTTAGCTGAAGAGCGTGGGGAAGCTCCAGATATGATGGGTAGCGGCAAACGCAATGCCCATCTACTAGCTGTTGCTCCAAATGCCTCAAGCTCTATCATCTGTGGTGTTACAAGCCCCTCTATAGAACCTTTCAGAGCCAATACTTTCACCCACAAAACACTATCCGGTAGTTTTAGGGTGAAGAATAAGTACTTAGACAAAGTATTGAAGTCAGCTTTTCCAACCAAGGAAGAGCGAGATAAGGTATGGAAAGATATAGCTGCCCATGATGGGTCTGTGCAGCATATAGAGGAACTATCTGATGATGTTAAAGAAGTCTTTAAGACTGCCCCTGAGATAAATCAGATATGGCTCATAGAACACGCTACAAACAGGCAGAAATACATATGCCAAAGCCAGAGCGTTAATCTATTCTTTGTGCCTCCAAAGTCTACGGCAGACCAAGATACTCATGATGCATATCTACAGTATGTAAATGATGTACACTGGGCAGGAGCAAAGAACCTAAAGTCTATGTACTATCTCAGGTCTGATGCAGCTAGATCAGCTGAGAATGTAAACATAAAGATACCAAGAATAAATCTATCAGATTCGGAGTGTCTGAGTTGTGAAGGATAGGACTGTTGTAGAAATAACGTGGGATGATGCTTGGACTGACTTCCAAGACTTAGAAATATCTGAGGCAAAGAAGTTAAAGCCTGTGTCCCGCACTACAATAGGTTGGATTGTTAGTGAGAGTGACTCCTGTATAGTTCTCTGTACAGATTTGTATAACAAAGATAGTAAACATATAAATACACCCATAGTCATACCTACGGGCATGATTACAGAATATTATAAATATGAGGTAATACCGTGAGCTTATTGTCAACGCGAGACTACTACAAACCTTTTGATCATCCTTGGATGTTTGATTATTACTTTCAGCAGAATCAAATGCACTGGTTCCCTGAAGATGTACCGCTCCACAATGATGTGAAAGATTGGCAAGATATGTCAGACCAAGAAAAGAATCTGCTAACACAGATCTTTAGACTTTTCACACAGTCAGATGTAGATGTCGGAGCAGGTTATATTGATAGATATATGCGTATCTTCAAGAAGCCTGAAGCCAGAATGATGATGGGTTCTTTTGCTAATATGGAGTCCATACATCAACACGCCTACAGTCTTTTGCTAGATACTGTTGGTATGCCAGAGGTAGAGTACAAAGCCTTTGCAGAGTATGAAGAGATGTCTGACAAGCATGAGTACATCAATGACCTGAAGATCTCCAAGACAGATAAGAAGTCTATCGCTAAGAACTTGGCGGTGTACAGTGCCTTTACAGAGGGACTACAGCTATTCAGTAGCTTTGTAATCCTTCTTAACTTCCCCCGCTTTGGTAAGATGAAGGGCATGGGACAGATTGTAAGCTACAGCATCAAGGATGAGTCACTTCATGTTGAGGCTATGACAAAGCTATTTAGGGAGTTTATACAAGAGAATATTGATATATGGACTGATGATTTTAAGAAAGAAATATATCAGTCCTGTAGAGAGATGGTAGATCTAGAGCAGAAGTTTTTAGATCTGGTGTTTGAAATGGGTGACATACCGGGACTAACAAGAAAAGAGATGTCAGATTATGTGCAGTACATAGCTGACAGACGCTTGTTACAGCTTGGTCTAAAGCCTAACTATAAAGTAAAAGAGAACCCACTTGATTGGCTGGATGATGTGCTAGGTGTAGAGCATCAGAACTTCTTTGAGGGCAGAGCAACTGCATACATGAAGGCTGGGTTGAGGGGTAATCAACAAGGAATTACCTTTTCGTGAAAACAGGGAATATTATATCTCTAGCTATTCAACTAGGTACAGACGGGAATGTGTATTCCGAAATGTCTCAGCTACCTATTGAAGAGATAGATGGTATATTTAAAGATAAATATGAGGCATCTCTAATAAAAACTATACATAAGTTTATGAATAGAAAATTTAGAGATGCTTCAATATCTTTAGAAAAAGAACTACAGGCTGTAACATCTACTCTCAAGTAGGGTAGGTGTTATGCCGTATCATATCAGTGACTTCAGTGGCTCTGGAGCCTACCTGTCTAGCCCATTTTGAGTCCATAAACTCATCAGCAGCTTTATCATACTGCTTTTCTTCCATATAACTCAGGGCTTTCACAAACTTAGATAGGGAGTAGACACCCATATTGAAAGCTAGGTTCAATATAGCGTCCCTTCTAGCACCCTCTAGGTATCTATAGAAAGAGAACTTGTCTAGCAGCTGCTCATGGAAGCTGTGTATATCATTATTTAACAGATATATTGCTTCTTCTTTTGTAATGCCTCTATCTTCTAAGTTCCTACCGATACCTATTGTTAGCTTGCCAGATGTACAGTGATAGGGCTTTAGCTTTATACCTTCATGCCTGATTAGTAAATCAATCAGCCCCATTTTCACGCTCTAATTTAATTTTATTATATCCCTCTTCATCAAGATGAGTGACAGCGATCCAAGCGTGAGACATTTCATCTCCTGTACGACTACCTCCATACACCCATTGATCAGGATCAGGGTTGTTAGGATTGTCAGCTGTGTTGTCATACCACTGCTTTATTACTAATACCTCTCCTACACGCAACAGAGGAGCCTCTGAAGGGCTGTAAATATGGCTATGATGCCATGTGGCACTCCAGTTAGATATTTGACTGACAGGCTTTGTACGGCCTGTAAATGGATTAAGTATCTCTAGTGATGCAGCGTTCATACGGAGATGACCGTGTGGCTGAAAGCTGTCTATTCTTACGGGATGGTCAAAGCTATGAAAGCCTTGAGTCATGGCATAGCCATGTGGGGGTACAATGAGATGACCATTTTCATAGCCTTCTCTCAACGGGTATAGTCTTAGGTCTTGCTTGTAAACGTCATTAACTTCTTCGTAGTCCTCATCATGGAACCACAAGCCAATCTCTACTACATTATCCTTAATCATGTCTCCTTCGGCTGTAGCTCCTACGCCTCCGGGGAACATATGGATGTCCCAACGGACTAGAGAATTGGCTGGAAATATACGGCATACCCCCTCGGGCATGACCTCTCCCCATTTTCCCATTGCATACTCAGTAAGCTGCCCATATTGTTGCAACTCACCTTCGCTGTCATACATATAAATATCTGAGTTAGCATGGTGTACAACCGCTGCTGCATCTCCTCTGGGCTTTACCTGCACAGCTTTGATACATCTAGACTCTGCTAACTGTGGGTCAGTGAACTCTTTACTCCATAGGTCATTGCCATTTGCAGGAATGTCATATGGAGAGGAAGGAATTACAAGGTCTGGAGATCCAAACTCAGGCTCAAAGTTCCATGAGTCTAAACTAGGAAGCTCTGGAGGCTGTACCACACGATCTATATCACCGTAGGGAGAGCCAGAGTTTACCCACTCTACGATAGTGTCTATCTCTTCAGGCTGTAAACGCCAATCGCCCTCTAGATTTTGGATACCTATATGATCGTCATAGGCGTATGGAGGCATCTCTTTGTTGGCTACTTTGTAAGCTATCAAAGGACTCCAAGGTTTGACTTGCTCATAGCCTTCAAAAGACATTGGCCCTATGCCACCCTGACGATGACAAACCAAGCATTTATTATTAATAATCTCTGCTACATCATCAACATAGTCAATGTGTTGTGCAGAAACTGGTAGAGCTATAGCAGTACAAATAGCCAGTAAAGTCTTTTTCATATTACCACCTGTCAAATAATTCATCAGCAGAACATTGAGGCTGAGACCTACAGTCCCTAACATTCATCTGAAACAGTGCTTGATTAACTTTATTATCAAACTCTATGGGGAAATTGTATTGTGCTGCGGAACAATTTGTTAAAAGTATTGGTATTATAATTAATTTTTTCATTATCTCCTTCTCATTAAATCATTTGGATTAAATATTACATCTCTTCCCATTCTTAATTTTTCGCCTTTTGCTAATCTTTCTTTAGTGTTAGCTATTGCTTGAGTTAAAGCTGTTTCAAACTCTGTTCTGTTAAGTCCTTGTTTTCTTAGATTTATTCCAAGACTATTGTTCCACATATCTTTTAACTCTGTTCTAAAATTTTTGCCTTTTACAGCTTGAGACAATCCTTGACCAACCTCTTTTACTTGACCTGCAAAGGCAGTTACAGGGTCTTCCGCAGATTCATATCCAAAAAGAGAATGATTAACTACATCAAATAATTCTTCATCCCCTCGAATACCTATCTCTCCTCTAGTTGTGCTTAGATTTCTCAGTTCTTCTGTGCTTATTTTTTTACCATCAGCATACCAAGTAATTGCTTTTGATGGATCTATTCTTGCAGTCATATCTGCGGCATCTGCTGATATTGATAGTTGTCTAGCATCATCAAACCCTAGTAGGTTTGCACCTTTTGTAATTGCTGAATTAATTAAGTTAGAAATAGTTCCACCCATAGAGAAAAGCTCTCTATTAGCCATTAAAGATTCATCTATCTCCATACCAAAAGACAAATCTGTCGCTAGTTCGGACAATTCTTCGTCTTCTTCAGCATAAAGCGGTAGAGTAAACGCTGCGGGTAGTGCAAAAGCTATGTACTTTCCTTTGCGTTGTACTTTGGCTCCTATTTTTCTAGCAGTCTTAATAACTAAAGGAGCTACTATAGTTTCATAAGCCTTTTGAATTTCTGGAGATCTAGACATAAACTCAGAAACCCTTACTCCTCGTTTTTCTACCAGTTTATCGTCAATAAGAAATTGTATTTCATCTAGACCTTGTTCTTTAGCTTTAACAATTTCGTTATGAATTGCATTCTTCCAGACATTTATAGGGACTTTGGTTCCTTCATTAAAAACTTGATCTTTTTCTTCCGAAACTTGTGTCGCTGTCATGTTTTTTTCAGCAGCTGTAATTTTTTCTTGTATATCACGCTCTTGTTTTCTAGCAGCAACTAATGCGTCCATTAACTCATTATTTCTAGTTAATAATGTTTTTACCTCTTCTGGAGCGTCAGGAGAAATAGTAGAACGACCTTCAGAATCAGAGCGTAAAACAAATGTGTTAAACTCCTCTAATTTCAAATCTATATCCAAAACAGAATCTTCTATTTCGCCCAACTCATTATTTACCTTTTCAGCTTCTCTTAATAGTTTTTGATAGGGACTTAATTTTTCAGGATCTAATGCAATTCTACTGTCTGACTGAATTTCATAAACTCTAGAGGCTTCTCCTCCAGTTATAG